CTTGAAGGACTCCCTTGTGCATAAGAAGGAGATGCTGCGACAGCTGGAAGAGATCGCCGCGCTCCAGGCGGAGCACGACCGGATAGATGCGGCCATTCGTGCATTACAGAGAGCGTAAGAAAACAGAAAACAGAAAACAGAAAACAGAAAACAACAAACAGAAATAGCTTTTTTTATCGAAAATTGCAGTTCTGAGCAGCCTAAGAACTGCAATCCTAGATCCAACAATGTCCCTCCACAATACAAACCTTCCTGACGGCACCTACCTCTACATGCAGCCCGCCGAGGGCAGTCCGATACTCACCCCTATCCGTTACAACGCGCAGTCGCCTCCCTCCTTCACGGTGGAGGATCCTCGGTATCCGTCCCGAACGGAAATCGGTCTACGCCACCTTGTCGGCTATTACTGTACGTATGTGGGACAGATCGACGTCTCGTTCTTTGATAACGAGGAGAACGCCCTCGGGATCCTCTTCATTACGGATCATGCGTTCCAAAAGGATCGCTCCATGAAGGATCTACAGGATAACTACAAGCAAGGGCATGCCTTTGAGGATAATGATACTTGCGACGAAGAGGTCGATATTCCATGGGCGGAGGACTCCGCCCCGTCCTTGGATTCAGATGATGTTCTTCCCGACAGTGCAGATGAGATCATACTGAGTATCATGAAAGACCTTGAGAAGGAGGATGGAACGCACCTTACGGGGCGCATACGCAGATTGAACACCCTTCATATAGAAGAGAAGGCGAAGGAGATGGATCGTATTCAAAGCGAAGGATTGGATATGGCTGCACAACTAGAGGCTCTCGACAAGAAATATATGACAATCGAGCAGTACATGACCAAAATACGAGCTGTTGTGAGAGGTCATCGTGCGATTTTCAGGTGAACTGGACTCGTTTTTATGTGAAAAAATTGAAGTCTTGGCTCTCTGAGAATACGCTGTCCTCCAATCCATAGTTCCACCATGTCTCACCATCTTACGAACATTCCTGACGGCACCCTCCTCTACATGCAGCCCGAGGGCAGTCCGAGGCTGGCCATCCGATACACAGCGCACCAGTTCACGGAACTCCCCTTTGAGTTCCCCTCCTTCACCGTGATCGATCCAGGATACCCGCCGCGCTCGAAGATCGACAGTCGCCACCTCGTCGGCTATTACCGCAAGTACGTGGCACCGATCGACGCCGCGTACTTTGACGAGGGGAAAGCCCAGGAGATCCTCTTCATCGCGGAGCACCCGTTCCAGAAGGATCGCTCCATGAAGGAGCTTCACGAGGACTATCGGCGAGGACGGAAGTTCGAGGACAACTATACGTGCGACGACTGCTATCCTTGGGCGTGCCGCTGCAAGAACGATGAGCCAACCACGCTTCATGAAAAAGCAAAGAGCCTCCTGAAGGATATCGACAAAGCGGATGCATCGGCCATCACAGAGCGCATGGACTGCTTGGAGGCTCTCCTGAAGGAGGCGCATCCACGTCTAGAGGCCTTGCACGCCACCTTTGAGGAGATTAAGAAGCATATGAGCGACATACGCGCCCTTGCGAGGGCACTTGACTGGGCGGAGCGCTTCCCTCGTGAATGAACAGTCGACTCGATGTATTTTTTATGTGAAAAAATTGAAGATTGCCTCTGCAGCGGCAGACGCCGCCCACCTATCCATATTCGCCATGTTCAGCAACATTCCCGACGGTCAGCAACTTACCATGGGATACCTGGGGGGCATCACGTTCCGTTACAAGAACGGGAGGATCAGCTTCGATGTGGCCAATCCGAGCCCACGCGTCGACATAAGTCCCCATCACTTGGCGAACTACTACAAGAAGTATATCAGCAAGGAGTATCTCTGCAAGGATGAAGTGAGCCTGTGGGATAAACTCCGCATGGCGGACGGACTTCACAAGGGAGCCACGATGCGAGACATGGAGACTTTGCGGAACGAGGGTCTCTCAACGATGTGAAACGCATGTATTTTTTATTAAATCCAAACTCTAAAAAATTGAAGTCGTAGACCCCTCCTTGATAGGTGTCCCGCCCAGACCAACGTTACTACATCTAGTATCCATACTTCAAAATGCTCTCTTCTCTTCCTATCGGTCTTCAACTTGGTGCAAAGAGGAACGGAAAGGCGGTCGATGTGCGGCACAAGTGCGAGGACGGCAAGATGCTGTTCCGTGAGCACCCGCTCAGCGATCAGTACCTGACGGCAGAACAGCAGATACAGAAACTCGACTCCACGTACGTGGGATCGGGGCTCGACCACATCTTCGTGCTGTTCGGCAAGTACAAGTACAAATCCTTGGAAGAACTGAAGGATCTGTCCGTAGAGGAGCAGCGATCCGTCGGATCTGCAGCACCAGCACCAGCACCACCCCCTATCTCCCTTCCGACCCCTTGCGTCCTTCCCCGCGTTCCTCATCGGAACGTAGAGGGACGGGATGAGCGTTCGGGTTGCTCCTTCTACAAGTTCTTGCCGCCTACGCTCCAGCTCTACGTGCACGAACAGGGACATGAGCCCCTGTTCGTGGAGTTGTCAACGTGGTATCCCATCGGCTACACGGACACGAAGACCGGTCGCACCTGGGACAACCCCTACCACCTCTTGGCGAGCTACCGCAAGCGCATCGGGCGCTCTCTCTCCGCGCATCCTTTGGAGCGCATCTACCTTCTGAAGGGGCAGTACAAGGGGCACTGCCTGTCGACTCTCTTCCAGATCCTCACGGAGGAGGAGATGAAGGTCATGGACAAGTACTATTACCCCAGGAAGCCCGAGCGCATCAGCTATCTGCCCGACGGGCTGGAACTCTACGTGAAGGTTCCTGACCGTCCTGTCCTCGAGGGTGTCACTCTGGCGCATTGCGGCGACGAGATCATGTTCAAGCATTCGAACGACATTGCATTCGGCGACGTTCCGCAGTATCGCACGGCGATCGAGCTCGTCGACAAGTGGCGCGGAAGTCCAATCCCTGTAACAGAGCAGGGACTCAATAGCATCTACGTGGCCAAGGGCTCAAACAAAGACAAGAGCCTGGGATCTCTGCTGATGAAGATGACGCCGATGGAGCTGCGAGCAGCGTTCAAAGAGTATGCAAGGGAGCTGGCGACGAAGCCAGTCCCTACGCTCGATTGGCCAACGGGGACAAATACGGTGGTCATGCCATCTGTGCCTGTGTCTGCACCAGCACCAGCACCAGCACCTGTATCCGTCACACCCGCACCTGCAGATCCTCTGGCAAAACTCGCCGCCAAGGAGGCCGCGATGCAGAAGGAGAAGCAAGAGCTCGACCAGCTCCAGGAGCAGATCCAGCGTCTCAAAGCCTACCCAGCCGACCTGGAGGCTCAGATCACGGCGGCAAAGGCCGAGCTGGTCTTCCTGGCCACGGTCGAGACGCGCGTCCAGGAGTTGAGGGCGCTGGAGGCCACCCTCGTTGAAAAGAGAAAGATCCTGGGAGCCCCTGAACTTGCTTAAACACAAAGAGAAACACAAGACAAAACGGTTATTTTTTACAGAAAAAATTGAAGTCCGATTCAGCCTGAAAGAGGGCGTGCCTTAGCAACAGTCACCCATCCATATTTCCAAGATGTTTGCCTACCTTTCTGTCGGTTACGAACTCTACGCTCAGCGCCCGGCGGGCAGCCGTCTCACCGGCATTCTTCATGCCGGCAACGGCCTCTTTACGACGCCCCATCATAAGGAGCCCATCAACATGCATCGGCTGCTGAACTCGTACGACAAGCACTGTGCGAATCGCTACGTCTACCAGTCCGAGAAGTACCCGTTGCAGATCCTCTTCGCGGCCGCCGGCGGGTACAAGGACGTATCCCTCGACGAGATGTTCAATCTCTGGAGGATTCAGCGGCAAATTCGCCTTCTGCCGCGGATCGAGGCGCACTGCATCGATCCGCGCACCAACCTCTGGCTCCGTGTGACCCTGCTTCCGCAACCGAATATGCGCTTGCTAGAGGTCAGCTTCAACGGTCGCCTGTACAACCTGGAGGACTTCTGCGTGCAAACGCTACGCCATGAGCCGTACGCGGAGGAGACGCACTTCGACCACTGGTTCGCAGAGAAGCTCAAGCTCTTCTTCCACGAGACGATCTCTGTGCACACGATCCTTACGAAGTGGTCGGATGAACGGATTGCGGCGCTGCCGGTGGGCGCTCTCGATGTAAAGCCGTGGACGGCGGCGGAGAAGGCCGAGATAAAGCGCCTAGACGCGAATGACGTTCTCGCAAAACTCGCAGCGCAGAAGGCCGCCCTGACAAAGGAACTGGCCGATCTCGCCGCGATCCAAGCAGAAGTGACAGAGATTCGTCGGCTCGAGGGGCTGATTGCAGAAGCACGGAAAGTCCTCAGGGAGCCCGAGTGTGCATAAAACAAACACAAAACAACGGTATTTTTTGTTGCTTGCAAAAATTGATGCGGCCATTTCGTCCAGAAGAGCCATCTATCATGAAAGTACTGCACCCCTTTGAAGCTTTTTACGAGAGCATGATGTTGGAGGCGAGGCCAAAGATGCCAAAGTCCTTGGAGGACGCGGAACGAATGGAGCTACAATCGACGACAGACCGCCCTGTCACCGTCAAGGCCTTGTGCGGCGAACTCCAGGCCACCCTTGTTGCAGACGGCACGTTCACCTTGGAATACGACAACGTGCTCCATGTTGACCTCAACTCCTTCGAACTCCTGTGGTACCTAAAGCAACTAGCCTTCCAGCAAAAAAACCCAGGTGTTATACGCCTCCTGCAGCCGACGATCGCCTGCGATCCCCAGTTCGCTCTGCAGCACATCTTCCTGGACTCGAAGACATCGCTCAAGGAGTACGTGGAGTATAAGGATATGCCGGGGCTGATTGCAGTCGATGAGTACGCGGACATGCCGCCGCTAATCCCTGCAGTCGATGAGTACGCCGATATGCCGCCCCTCATATCGATTCACCCAACCAATACAGTCCCTATCCGTACAATCCTGGATCGTTTGCTGGCCAAGCAGCGTTTGCTCAAGGACGAACTGGCCAATCTGAAGAAGGCTATCCAACTCCAGGAAGACAACAGGGCGCTCGAAGTTACTATTCAAGAACTTCAATCTAAGCTACTATAAAACAAAACAACAATAAAATATATTTTTGTTGTTTTGTCGTGTTCATTCCGTTGCAGCCGCCCTCTTCTTCACTGCGTCTTCCAGTGCAGTTAAGCGCCGGCGCAGATCGGCGAGCTCCAGGAACACGTCGATCTTACTGCACAGTTCAGGCAACGACAAGGGCTCCAGGAACTCGTCGACCGTGCACGGCGTAAGAAGCGCTAACGAGGCCTCCGTCCAGTGCAGGAGGATGTCGTACAGCGGCTGCTTGCCGTCAGGCGTGTAGCACTTGAGCATCTCAGCAAACGTGTACGAGGCCGTTACGCCGTTCGCCTTCTTGTACGCGTTGAACTGCCGATATATCGACACACACTTTCCGTAGCGCTTTGACCAGACCATGCGGTCAAGCGGCCACAGAAGCCCCTCTTCGGCTGCAAAGCCGTCCATCTGCAGCGTCATCCGAATGGGGTTCCGATCAAGCTTCTTGAGATTGGTGACGACCCGTTCGTCGTCACTCAGAAGCCGAAGAACCGCCGCGCAGCTGCACGCTAGTCCGAGGAACTCTCCTGCATGAAGATCGAACAGCTCCTTGCACTTGGCGATGACGACCTCCTTGAACGTCGGAAACTCCTCGATAAATCGCAGAAGCGGCTCTGTCTGCAGATAGTCCATGAGGGACTGCGCATGCGCGGCCTTTCCCTCGCGGCTCGGCTCGGCATCAATGAGGTAGAGCAGGCGCTTGCACTCGACGGCGCGATAGTCGCAGCCAAGGGTGCGAAGCGACTCACGGGGCATAGTTGTCAACGCGTTCCAGACCGTCTGACCTGCCCCGATCTTGTCGGCCGGGATCACACAGTACTTGAGAATGTCCTCGACTGCGTCGTAGAACGGCTCCAGCGTATTGCTCTTGCAGAACACGTTCACGAAGTGGCGGATATTCAGGCCGTCCAGGGTCAGCTTGGCGACACACGGGGCCTTGCCGAGCTTCACGGTCTGACAACGGCCGCCGAGCACAAAGTCCACGTTCACGGTCTCGGGGATGGAGTCAAGATTGGCGAACATGTTGAAAGTATGGATGAGAAGGAGTACTCAAGGGACGCGGATCAAGTGGGGACGACACACTTCAAATTTTTTTCTGACGACACCTATTCGTTGTTGTTATTCTTACTATTCTTACTCTTCTTTTTAGTGGGTGGTCGAAGTTTCGCTGCTCTACGTTTCTTTCTTACCGACCTTGCAGACGGTTTATGCGTTTTAGGTGGGGCTGCTGCTGCAGATGCAGATGCAGATGCAGATGCAGATGCAGATGCAGAATTAGCTTTTGCCGCAACTGGCTTCACAGGTTTTATTTCTCTTTCCCTCAATTCATGTAGGCGGCCACGGTTGTCATCTTCCTCAGCCACATAATGGATGGGTGTATATCGCGTTTTTCCGTCAAGTGTTTCAACTACTGCATACTGTATTTCAACTATTTTACCTTCTAGCTTATATTCGTATGTTTCACCGCCGCCGCGCACTGCAAGAACCCATTCAATGTGATCCCCTAGACGAAACGTAGAAGACATTCCAGGAGATTTTCGTGGGGCAGCCGTTAATGCTTCTTTCGGTTTGGCGTTATTGCCTGGTGCAGGCGGAGGAGGGGTTGCAATATCATCCTCCTCTAATTCAATGGGCTCGTGTGTACTAGACTCCTGTACTGTATAGAGGGTGGGCTGAAGGCGTATTATTCCCTTATCTGTTTCAATTGCTCGATATTTAATTGCAATTATGTTACCTGTTACCATATCCAATCTGCCTCCCTTTTTCCAGTTTGACCTTGTAGGTTTAATAAACCATCGAACGACCTCCCCTAGCGTAAACTCATAGCCATTCATCCTATTCTATACCAATAAAATAACATAAACACGTCCTCTACTCCTCATAGTTCAGCAAATGCCGATCCCTGTCCGTCCAATTGCACAGCACGTCGTAGAGGTTGCAGTGCCCGTCGGGCGTCAGGTAGTAGTTCCTGAACACGGCCGCAAACTCGTAGGGCATGTCCGTCGGAATCGAGTAACGCGCCCAGTAGCGCGTCATGATTCGGTGATGGTTCGGAGTCTCCTCCAGAACGTTCTTCAAGGGCGGATACCCGTTCAGCCGAATGTAGACGATGAGATCCTTGTGCGGCAGCGTGTTCCAGGTCTCAATCGCGATCTCCTCTTCGGTGAGAACGCCGAGCGCCTTCAGAACGGCCGTACAGGCTCGGTGCACTCCCGGGTACTCGTCGCCATACTTTGAACGTAGCTCCTTGCACTTGTCGATCAAGACGGTGCGGAAGATCTCGTAGCGGTTTGCCAAGGGAAGACCCTGCTGAAGAACAGTGTTCATGATTTCCTCGACCCGTGCGGCGCGCGTATCACGATCCATGATCGTGCTGAGCAATTCAAATGTCTCCTGGAAGTGCTCTATCACCGGGTCTGTGCGCCCCACCCACTCGAGCTGAGAAGGAGTGCAGCTCTCCAGAACCCTGGCCACACTGATGTTGCGCCGCTCGCCGACGGCCACGATGCAGAACTGCAGAAGATCGGTGTCGTTCGGACAGACCGTGTCGAGCGCGTACATCTTTCGGTACTTGTGGAAGTAGTGGCGTAAATTGTAGGTGTCCCCGTCGGAGACCTCTGCCTTGTAGGGGGAGGTCTTGGTGTGGAGAAGCAGGCGCTCGGGAGGGGCGCCGTCCACGCGGAAGTCGATCGTGATCGTTGCAGGAAGATACTTGTAATTGGACAGCATTTTCGTGTGAGTATGGATTGATCGGAGGACACCTTCCAGGATGGGCGGCCGACTTCAATTTTTTAGAGCAGAAAAAAATTGAAGTTGGGCGCCGCGGCCTTTGCAGGCTGCCCCGACCATCCATACTTCCATCATGTGCACACTCTTCGGACTTCTGATTACGTGCCTGGTGGTCTACATCATGTTCTTCCGCCAACCAGGGTTGCGCTCTTTCTCGGATTTCCCCGTGATCTACGGGGGGCATACGGCCGTCCATCTCTTAGATGAGAACGGGATTCCGTATGAACCGGCCTTTATGGCCTTTGTGCGGGGCGAGCCCGTCTTCTACAAGCTCTACACGAACGAGACCATTGGTTCCTACACGGCCTATACACGTGTGCACGGCCGCGTAACCGCCTATAAGTCCATCTATACCTCGGAGCCCCTCCACAGGGGCTATAGCCTCTATCGACTCCTCATGACAAAACCCTTTGTGCCACGGAGTGCCGCCATTAAACGCATCTATGCAGAACGAAAACGGGTCTGGTGGGAGCGCTGTGTTCGCAACTGGGAAGACTATTATCAGTCGCTGCAGTAGAATGTACCGCTTAGTATAAAATTACGCCCCCTGCAATTTGCAGGGGGCGTAATTTTATACTAAGCACTAGTGTTAAGAATCTAATTATGCCTCCTCCTTTGGAGGATGCATAATTAGATTCTTAACGGTACATTATTTCAGGTGCAAGCATTCATATCATCGCCATCTCTTTTTTTGTCTATATATTCGTCAACCTGTTTGAGAATATGATTCACTACCGTTAAAAATCTAATTACGCCCCTCCGTAGGAGGGGTGTAATTCGAGTTTTAACACTAGTGCTAGTATAAATTTAAGCCCCCCACCCATATTGGGTGGGGGGCTTAAATTTATACTAGGCGGTACAATATTGGCAGATTTAGTAATAGAGAAACACATTTTGAACTGCCGACTAAAACAGATTTTATAAAAATAGCGGCCGTCATGTTCTTATTTGCGCTGTTGCAAGGAGTATTGACGTGTTATTTTAATAAGTTGTAAGACTGCCCCCAAAAAATTTGAAGTGCCGCTCTACCCTGGAGAAGCTGTCCCGCCAGACCAAGTTAGTACCCACTACTATCCATACTTTCACGACAAAATGTCTTCCTATCTCTCTGCACAAGTCGGCTATGATCGGGGTTCTGTGGCGCGCCCCGAATGGGGTCGGCTCCATGTAGACCCTGTGGTCAGGACGCTGGGCGGTGACGATCTCGTGCCCGCACTCGAGGGAGGAGACCTAGAGAATATTCCGCGCAAACTCGCCTGCCTTGTGATGACCGATATCAACGGGCACAAGGGCGATCGGCGCGGCACTCTGAAGGGCTACTTCCGAACCTCGTTTGCATGGCAGGACACCTGTGTGCCCGGCGTTAGCGCCTACGCGCCGCGCGAAAAGGACTGCATCTTGTCGCTCGGCGACCCGGATTGGACGAACTTGTCGCATCGCATTCTGTTCCAGCAGTTCGCGCGCGACTGGCTTGGGGGCTCGGCGGACATGAACGATCTCCATGTCCACACGATGTTCTACTCCGTCCTCCAGTGCCTCCTCTTCAAAGCCCAAGATTCACCTGCTGTCACGGCCATGACGGTGGTGCCTCTCCTTCGCACCTTTGCGCGCGGCCACCTCGTCTTCCCCGACTGGTGCAAGATCACGATCCAGATGACGCACGACGACCTGTTGAACGACCAGACGCAGAAGGCGCTGGCACATCAGATCGCCGCGTGGCTGGCCACCGTGAAGCCTGAGCTCTTCGTCGCGCGTCCGCTCCAGCCCTGGGATCGGTTGCAGCAGATGAAGATGCTCTGCACGACGCTGCGCCGTGGCATGAAGCACAGCAACAGCAATGTGGCGACGAACAAGGGGCTCTTCGGCATCTACTCGCTCGTACCGGCTCTGCAGCCGATCCTCGCGACCTGTCAGGAGCCTTTGTCGGCCGCCCTCGTTGATCGCTTGCAGTCGAAGCTCAGGGCGGATCGCGCGACGCTCGACGACGGGTTCGGTGACAAGCCGAACCCGATCCATGCCCTCGTCACGCTCACCACGTACCTCGGATCTCCGTTGTCGGAGGAGCAGGCCAAGCAGATCCTGAGCTTCTGCGGCCGCAATTCGGATCAGTCCGTCTTCCCCGACTTTGAGGCGCTGGCGATTCTACCGCGTCGCGTTCGGACGCGCGCAGAAGGCCTCTTCCGCCCGGGTCCCTTTGGCGCATCCAGTGGAACCACCCTGGTCACCAAGCTCACGCCGATCGGGGAGGACGAGATTCTGGCCAACTGTGCCAAGAGCGACCAGTGGACGGGGATCCTTATCGACGGGGAGCGCGGAATCACGCGCCTCACGCCGACTATCGGGGGCATCGCCAAGCAGGCCACGGGCGAACGAGGTGAATGGGGCGCGGCCAACTGGCGCATCACCTATGGCAGCCGATCCGATGCCAATGTCATGAGCCCAGCGGTCTGGGGCATCAGTTCGGCAGGCGTTGTCTGCGACCCGAGAATCGTGGGCCCCGCTAAGTGGATCAAACCCGCATCAGGCGCCGCGATCCCTGGGATGGAGCCGCTGGAGCTTCGGCTGAACCGGCCAACCCTGGAGGTCGTGCAGAACGGCCGCACCTGGCTGACGATGGTTCTCGCGGATGACGAGTACCCCTTGGTCGGCTTCAAGGGCTGCGACATTCGCTTTGCCGCAGAACCTCCAGCGGTTGTTACCCCTATGAAAGCTACTACAGCCGTCAGTTGGGAGGCCGCCGTTACGGCCTCTGCCTCTGCCTCTGCAATGGAAGAAAGCAAGGTCGATCCACTCGTCGGTAGCCTCGTTGGCCACATGAAGGCCACATCCCCTGCTGCCGTCCTCGAAGCCGTTCTGAGGGCGCAGGTCGCAGAAGGCAAGGGCGATAGCCCTCTAGAGAGGGAGCTGCATGCAGCACTCCGCGAGATCGGAATTAAGGGCTTGTCGCAGGCGATGAGCGAGGCGCAGCGACTCTATAAGTAATACAAGAACAACAAGAATAACAAGAACAACAAGAATACAACAAGAACACCAGGCGCTTCTATTTTTTGAAAAAATTGAAGCGCCCAAGCCCCCTCTTAAAGCTGTGCCTCCTTATACTAGTATCCATACTTAGAATGCCCGGCAAGAACAACGCTGCAGCCGCGAAGGGAAAGGGAATGAACCGAAAGAGCCAGTACGCCAAGGCCGCCAACGACAAGGTGCTCACCGCAATGCTCGTTGACGGGGTCGACGAGGAGTCCACGCGTTTCGGAAAGGTCACGAAAATGGTGGGGAACAGTCGCGTCGAAGTGGCGTTGAGTGACGGGCGCTCCACGAATGCCCTCATACGCAATGTGCTGCGCGGCAAACAGGCTACGCCGATTCGTATCGGTACGGTGACGCTCATTGGATTGCCGCACTGGCAGAAGGAGGCCGCGGGGGAAGTCGTGGATCGGCCAGAGGCCTATATCGAGGCCGTTCTCGATCGAAAGACAGCCAAGTACTTTGTGAGCCAGAACAAGATGCCGGCCTCCTTTCTGGTCGACGGGGAGGCTGGGTCGGACGAGGGCGAGGCGGCCTTTGAGTTCGGCTCGGAAGACGAAGAGGAGGATGAGAAGCCCCCCAAGGCGGTTGGAGGGGCAGGGATTGCCTCTCCAGCCGCAGCAGCTCCGGCAGCTTCTGCTCCTGCTCCTGCTTCTGCTCCTGCTCCTGCCAAAAAGGAGACTGTGGCCGAAGACACCGGATTCAGCTTCGAGTAATCATAAAAAATACCGTTAAGAATATAATTACGCCCCCTGCAAATTGCAGGGGGCGTAATTTTATACTAAGCGGTATTTTTTATTCAATCAGTCCAATGCAAGCAAGGACTCGATCCAAGCCCCCTGTTCGTCTTTCTGAACTCCATACGTTTCAAACGCCTGGGCAGCCTCCTGAAGCCGTTCTTTCAGAGGCAGGCCAGCAATCGCCACCATCCGATTCTGCAACAGAACGCCCCTATCCTCCAGAACAGGCAAACTCAGATCATAGCCCTGCAGCACATTCAGGAGGCGTGCTAAGCGGCCATTGGGACAGGTCAAATGGCCGTCCTGCAGCTCTTCCAAGAGGCGCTTCACAAGCTCTGATATATGCTCCGAGCCCTTCAGAAACGCCCACACATGGTCAAGGACATCACTGTACTTCACCGTGCGATCCATGAGAGGAATGACCAAGGTATCATAATCGATAGCCAGTTGACGGACAACGGGGCGTAACACAGCGATCGGCCAGCGATCCATGAAGATCCCAAGAATCTCATTGAAGGTGTCTTTGCCCACCGGGTACTTAAAGACAATGTCGAGGCTGGCCGAGATCATCGTCTGCACCGAGGAGCGATGCACGGATTCGGTGTCGATCGCAAAGGCCTGGAGATCGATGCTGGCGACGGGGTCGCGACGAAAGACGAACTGGAGTTCATGGCGGTCTCGTACGATCCTCTTCCAGCGATCGGTGTCGGGAATCAGGGCGAACCACTCCTGGAAGGTCTGGGGGAAGGGCTCCAGAGCCGTGGCGAGGCAAGCGAAGGCCGCCGCCTTCTTTTCGTTGCTCAGAGTGGCATAGGGGGTGCCGCGATTGTTTGCGCGCATCACATGAAAGAGTAGGATCGCTTTCATGAGAGGGCGGTAGTGTTCGGTGTCGCGAAGAGCCGTGTAGCGCATGAGCGCATAGGCCTTGGGTATGTTCAGGATGGGAATCAATTCGGTATACCAGAGATCGATCATCGAACTCGGGTACATTCGGATCTCCAGAGGGCTGAAGGAGTCAACCTGCTTCAACAATTGTTTGCGGCTTGACATGATGGATACGGAGGGGAGACACATCCCCTGAAAGGGATGTATTCCACTTCAATTTTTTTGATTCAAAAAATTGATCGATGGATCTGTCTAGAACGAGTCCATGCAACCGCTTGAACAACTCGCACAGATTGAATTGCCGACGACGCTTCTGGAGGTTCTGTGGGATCGCACGAACAAGACCATTGCCTATTCGTATCAGGGTATTGACAGGGTGCTTCCCGATGAAGCCATTGGTGTAACCCTTGCACGGTGTCTGAATCGTCCGACGGATGAACTCTCTGTTTCGAATCTTCACTACTTTGAGTATCCCCATGAATCTTCGGTGGGAACAGACGATATGAGTCGCCAGTTACTCACGTGCAATTGGTCAGATTATGCAAACGACCGTATGCTCTTCCAGTGCACGATTCGTTGAAAATTTGAAGGAGTGTCTATTTTATTAACAGACAACAGACAACAGACAGCAACAGTCCATAATGAACACGATGCCCTCTAAAGCCCCTATGCGAATCCCGTCCCAAAAGCCTATAACAGCTGTCACGGAAGGAATCGGATCCATGACCGTAACAGAGCCCCCCAAGTTGTATTCGGATCGATTTAAGCAGCGAACCGAGCCAGTGGCCAAGCCAACCGTCTCGGCCACCTCTCTGAGTGACTTCCCCTCTCTGAAAAAGAATACAGTGATTACGGCACCCATTGCAACGAAGACGAACTGGGCACATACCGTGAAGACTGCCATTGTTCAGGAAGAGGCGGCCGCCGCCGAGGCAAAGGCGCTGGCGCTCCTAGAAGCCGAGCGCCAGAAATCAGAGGCGTTTCGGTGCCAGTCCTATATGCCGTCGCGAACGGTTACTACGCAGGTTACCAAGGGCTATGAGGAGGACTATGAGGAAGAAGACTATAGAGAGGTGGCCGAACACAAGGATCTTCTGGGAGGTGGAACGCCGCCCTATGGCAATCGCGGCTTCGAGGAAGAGGATGACACCTGGTAGAGAATTGTATGCCATGCATCTCGATTAGATTCGGCACTGAATGCCGAGAGATCGTATTTTTTATGGGGACTTCCCAGCATAGAGCGAAGAGTGGCCAGCGCCTCTGCCCATCTCTCTTCGTCCCAGAAGAACCCGACTCGGTGCCAGGCCTTCGAATTATGGAGCACAGGATAGCCAAGATGCAGTAATTCGAGCGTCATATAGTTGTACTCGTTGTTGACTTGATGGCTGACAAAGGCCGCCGATGGATTGGTCGCAAGAATCGTACTCAAGGGTTCTCGACCTCTCAGAACCAGTCGATCCTTGAGCGGAGACGCTGCCAGTCGTGATCGCATATATCCGTTGATCTGAAAGCGTTCTGTGTTCTGCAGAATGAGCCGCCCCTTCCATTCAGGATACTGATAGGCAAAGGCTTCGACCAGCAAAAGTGGATACAAACAGTGCTTCTGAAAGGAGATGTTGGGTTCTGCCACAACAATATCCGTCTTGAACCAAGGACAGGGGACATAGCGAGATGCACAGAGCCACTGGCTCGACCAGACGTACGGAACCGTTCTGCAAGGAGTTCGGTAGAGAGCGGCTGCATAGGCACAGTTCGCCAAATAGTGGGGGCTCGTCCAGATCTCATCGTAGTTCCCGATGACATGCTGATAAAAGGTTGTCGTGGGCATATGGCACGTCATTTCGACGTCGATATGGCGAATGTTCCCGAGATGGAGCTTCACAATTCGCACACCTTTTCGTCGCAAAAAGGCACGCCACTCCGCATCAAAGGCATGGCCGATCTCAATGTACCAGGCAAGTCGATACGCGGCAGGATTCTGCACATAGGTTTCGGGCTCTAAAGAACGATAGCCATCCAAGAACGCCGCAGATGTGTCCACTAGACAGTGGCAACGATAGCCGATCGATTCAAACAACGAATAGAGGGTGAGACTGTTCTGGAAGAGACCATTCAAGAACAGACTAGGGGGGGGACTACCGGTAGCGAGGAAGATGTCCATGCACTAGACAGTATGGATTGAATTTAAGTACCGCTTAGTACATTGTACTAAGCACTAGTGTTAAAATCTACATACCCCCTCCTGTGGAGAGGGGGTATGTAGATTTTAACGGTACTGCCTAGTAGGTAGACGTTGTATGGCATGCACCTCTTATTGCTCGTTGCCAATCCCCATAGATTCTTCTGGAAATATCAATGTGACGGGAATCTTTGTGACAACAGGGGCGGGAGTCTTCACGAATGTCAATCCGACCGTGGCCAATCCAGGCGGATCCTCTTTTTATAGCCCCGACGGGTTTTCGTTCCAAGTGGGCTCCATTCCACCGGTTGGGTTTTTTACTATAGACGGCATCTATCCACAGCGATTTATTCAACCGATGCGTGAAACGTTTGATCGACTCTATGCGCAGCAGCAGATCCTGAATCCTGCATTACAAGATCCTTTTAATAATCGTACGAACTATACATTTGTACAGCAGATGTCCCAGTCGCAGCAATATCGGTACAGAGTACAGATAACTCTATTCCAAAGGATCTACACGTATAATTTGGCGGCGTATCTCTATGCAGGAAGACAGCGACGAGCGCCGGTCTACTATACATTTAGTTCTGCATCCGAGCTGACCATGTTCCAGGATGCGTGGTCGCTTATAAGGAAACTCTATTATGTGAATGCGAATTATTCACTTGGATCGATCTTCTTTTTGCCGTTTCCGCCGTTTTGCAACTAGGGGGGGACATCAGGGTGGCCGCCTTCGGCGGCCACCCTGCCTCCCCCCTGCCCCCTGTTTACTTGAGTTTTTTATGTTTATTTGAGTACTCATAAGGACAGGGGGCACTCGCCTTATTAATGCAGGGTGAACAGATACATCAGCTGGTGCATCTGCCCTATCATCTCATCTTTTAAGTTTATCAGATCCGTATCCTGTGACGTATCCAAATGCGCCACAAGTTGCTTCTGCATATAGGCAACCGCCCCCTTCACCAGTTTCTGTGCCCCCGCATCGGTCAAATTGTGCATTCTCAGAACGGCGTTGTCTCCCGTGACCTTCGGTCTACCGTACTTGCCAATATAGATCTCCACATAGCTGTCGATCAGCGTGTCGAGTTCTCCAAGCACCTTGTCCACCGCGATATGGCGCGCATAGATCTTTGTCTGCCAGTGATAGAGCTTCAACTGATTTCGCAGATTCAGTAAAAAGTGGACATCGGTCGCCGACATTCCTATTTGTCTGCAGAAAATTTGAAGGAATGGCTAATCCAAATAGGGATGTCTATCCATCATGTGCAGCTTCTGTAAACCCCAGTTTAGCCACGTCTTTTCCCATCCTGTGGAAAGCTGTCCCTTCCGAACAAGCCTCTATTGTAGTTCCTGTGCCTGCTATGGCCATTCCACGGCCAGTTGCCCGGATCCTCCCTCCGCCCTCTTTACAGAACCCTGTTTCCTAGAACAGTTGATCCCCGCCGGTTTACTGAAAGAGCATGGCATTACAAGTCGCACTCTGTTGCCCAAGCATCAGATCCCTGATGCAAAGAAGACTCTCGAATTGAGCGATGACGACGCCGTTCTGAAGGCGTTCTTGAGCCGAAAAGGGCAAGCCCATACCCGCTCTATTAAGCCCGCCGCTCTACGATTGCTTGTTCGCACCTATGCTGCCACTCTGGGAGTAGAACTGATTCTAGTCTAACAGATTCGCCTGCATTTCTCGAATAAGCTGCCGAATCGGGCTTGTTTCATGGACAGGAACATTCCATTTATTGTGCCAGTGATAACAGAAACTGCCCGTAAAAAAGGTGTCAAGCGTGTACCCTATTTCTGTTGCTTCAAAGAGGTGGTCAAATTCAAACTGATAGGGATGCTCCGTCCAACTTGGATCAAACCAGTTACACGGAAGCACGAGTATATCTAAGGGCATATCATAGGTGATTTTTGCATCTTGAAATCCCCAGCCACGGCTATGATCGAGAATCAATTCACAATTCTCTTTCATTCGTTCATCTTCGGGCTTCAATGAAATATAGATGGCATTGTTGGGATAGTTCTGCTGCTGCCACCGATAGAGGCAGATCTCCGTTCCGAACTGGTGCAACAGCGGCTCAAAGCTGCGTAAAAAGAGACAGTCTAGATCGAACCATATACCTCCATACTTGTATAACAGGACGGTTCGAACAAAATCGGAATAGAAGGTGATCGCAGAAGGAGAAGGAGCAGACTTTTCGAAAAAAGCGGGGGTTTCTTCTACCAATGAAAAGTCTCGAATAGTCGCATAGGGCTTTATTGCCTCATTGTACTCATTGGACGTATTGTTCTCAAGCCACAGTATAATGGAATGCTTGTTCCGATGCACATGAAAATAGTAGCAGGAGAGAATAGAATAGAGATGTTTTTCGTTTAATACTCCATTCCAATAACAGTGAAATACAACGGGTGTATCGTAGGATCCGCTTAGATCAAGTGCCATTTGCAGAGTGGTTTCATACTCGTTTGATTCGGTCAAAAGTCTCATAATTTATTATCGGTATGTATTAGAATAGAGATGAGAAAGACGCGCCGATCCAAACGCTTCAAGCGACGAACACGGAAGCTCAGGGGCGGTGACTATCGCAAGTTCACGGCCGATACCGTCCGAGGCACACCCGTTACCCTCGATGCCGCCGTGACCACGCCGACCGCCGTGCTCACCCTCAAAGAATTTAAAGAGATGCAAGCAGCGCTCTAAACTCGTCTCCGAATGTGTCCATCCTGGCTAGGATGGATCAGTATGCCCCCGTGGATGAGAGTGAGCTGCTCGATTTCAGCTTTTTTGCGAGCGATCAGATACACCCCTATACGAGCGCAACCCATACCATGCTGCGCGCCAACACAACAAGCGATGTGTCGCTCCAGCCCCTCCATCAGATCGCGAAGAAGCGGATCCGTGAGCTCGTTTATAAGCACACCCATACACTCTTTTCGTTTCATCCGGATATCACGAAGGCCGACGCTGTTTTTGAGAAATTTGGCCAACCCATACCGGTCGACACCAGTCTTCCCTTGATCGAAGAGTCTCTTCGGAAGGCCTGTGATGCATCGGGGACTCTCCAACTCCTGACCCAACAGCTCAAACATCTCTTTCAGCAGTATAAGGTGGTGGGGGAGGAGGTCATGCGCTTAGAGTCTCTGTTGGGTCAGAAGACCGCGGTGTTGGACAAACTCCACGAACGCCAGAACATCGTCATGAACTTAAAGAATAACGAGGCCTTGCCTGGGCTGTTGGAGGCCTTTGGCCTGTATATGACGGAGATCTTCAAGGAGGCGAACTTCGAGACGACCTATAAGGAGCTGTTGCAGGCGCACAAGCAGTGGAACTTCTTGCGGGAAATTCTGTCGGCGCAGCAGCTTATGTCGGATAAAAAAGATCCGACGTGCTCTATCTGTTTGTCGGAACCGGTGACGCACTGTGTGGCACCGTGTGGGCATACGTTCTGTACGGGGTGTGTGAAGCGGCTGACGATGAGCTGCTATCTGTGCCGAGGCTCTGTGCGAGAACGCGTGAAGCTCTTTTTCACCTAGAGCTGTGCTCCGCGCACAGCTCTGAAAATAAAATGATGGTTGGTCGGGCTAAAGCCCGACCAACACTCGTGCATTGAATTCTAAGAGAGAATTATTTCACCACAATCCAACACTTGTGCATTGAATTCTAAGAGAGAATTATTTCACTACAATTCGATAATCGTTCGGCCTCAGATAGATCTGCCGCACCACCGCCGCCTTTTCGTCACTCAAATCACAGATCTGGATCACCTGTTCCACAAGAGCCGTTGCATATTCGAACCAGAGATCGTACAAGATCGTTTGTTCCATGGATACCTGTCCGTCTTCAAACAGACCCTTCAAGTTTAGGAATCTAAACGCTTCACACATTGATATCTAGTGACATGGCTGACAAACAGATCGTACCGATGCAGCAAAATCAGATCATTCTGCCCCAGCCCAATGAGATGGAGACGCTTGCCAATTCAATCAAGGAGTGGCGTTCTCTGACCGAGGAGTGCCGAGGATTTAAGGAGCAGATCTCGGAACGGACGAAGAGGATCAAGGCGTACCAGGAGGTGATTGTCCGCATCATGAAGAACCATCATGTGGCCGCGCTCGACCTGAAGACTACGGGAGGGCGGGTGATCACGAAGCAGCGGAAGACACAGTCCGGATTGACCCCCAAGGTCTTGCAGAGTCAGCTGGCGACCTACCTGAAGTCCGAAGAGGAGGCCAAGAAGGTGCTGGAGTTCATTCAGTCGAATCGGACGACGACGACGCGGGATGCGCTTCTGTACGAGAAGCCTTAAACCGCGAAGCGGTTTAAGGCTGCAACCTTGCTCCTGCGCTAAAGCACAGGAGCAACGAGAAGCCTTAGGGGGACATCTAGTCCAGGCGCCTTTGGCGCCTGGACTAGCCTCCCCCTTAACCCCCTGTTTACTTATGTTTACTTATATTTTCTTATATTTATTTAATTAATATGAGTAAACATAAGAGAGATCCATGGCCGATGACACCATTCATAAACTAGCCGGCCATACAAAAGCTGTCTTTGCGTTCGGACGTATGCAACCCCCTACCGAAGGCCATGCCTATCTCATTCGATCCGTGATCGAGGCAGCTGGCGAGGACGGCGACCCCTATATTTTTCCGACCTCCACGGTGACAGATGCGGGAAAAGCCTCTAAGAGGCGAACGGTACGATCGGGTGCTGGAAAGGCCGCTGTGCCTGCTGGAGGTGCAGGGGCAGGGGCTCCCTCTCCTACAAAATCTGCCAATGCCCGTGAACTTGCAGAACTCTACAACAATCCATTAACGATTGATCAGAAGGTGCATTGGTTGAAAAAGATGTTTCCTGAAGGGGTTCGTATCATCAACACGACGACGCAGGACTGCAAGACCATCTTCAAGGCCATCGGTCATCTTTTAGAGGCCGGCTACAAGGATATTACGGTCATCGTTGGACTTGATCGCAAAGCGGATTTTGAAGAGATGTTTGCAAATGCAAAACTCGCAGCGGATCTGGTGGCCAGAACGGCGACTCTGGGCATCCGGGTTCTGCCGCGTCCCGAAGCGGCCATCTCAGGCACCAAAGTGCGCACCATGGCGGCGCGTGGTAAAATATCTGAATTTACACGATGGGTTAAAACCGGCGCAATGACAAATGCAGATGCAAAAGAACTCATGAATCAGGTACGAGAGGCGATGGGCTTGGAGCCCATTGAAAAATCGCTGGAAGGTGGATTCCGAAGGTCAGTTAGGAAAAACCGCCACCGTAAGTAGAACCCATGGGACTTCAGAGTGCAGTCGCCGCCAGCCTAGATGCCTTTACGGATATGTCCGGCTCGGATTCGAAGCGTCGCGATCTCTACATGGAACTCGTCTCCTCCATTCTGGCGTTCCTGATTGCCGTGGCCATCATCAGCTTGATAGGCAAGTGGCTCTGGAACAATGTGGTTCTTGATCTCTTCAGTATCGCTAAGCCGGCCAAATCCGTCTGGCAGATTCTCGGATTAATGATTTTCCTGTCTCTTATCAGATAAAAATGTATATGTTGATTGGCGCAGTCATTCTTTTTATTTTGGTGATTGCCTTCATTATTGTCTATGATAAATCGGCCACTCTTCAGGCACCTGCCGCCCCTCCTACACCGCCCGCAAAGCCGTGTGGTTGCAAGAAGCCGTGTGGATGCAAAAATAAGAAGCCGAAGGCTACGACGACGACCGACAACAGCAAAGTCTTCTACGGAATCATTGACGGATTTGACAGCAATAATTCGACCTATGCACCCTATGAGTCGAGTAAGAAGGCTGCTCCAGCAAATGATACGATTGCAACTGCATTGTAAGCAATTCTTGAACCGCTATTAAAAGTCACTGAAAGTGGATTTTAATAACGAACTGCCCCTCTGTTTACACAGCTCCTCCCTGTTCAGTATAGCTACGCTACACAGCCCCTCTCTGTTCAGTGTACTTACACAGCTCCTCTCTGTTCAGTGTAAACGGCTATGCCGTTTACACTGCTCCTCCCCAGCCCGAGAAATAGCCATTGTACTCCCGCAGATTCTTTGTCTCCTGCGGCTCATACGGCTGTGCATCATGCGCTCCCGCCTCCTGTTCGCCCGGCGTGGCAATGCACCGTCCTTTCGCAATCAGAAAGACATCGTCCACGGCCGATACAAACAACTTCTCCAGTTTCACGACCTCCCCCTCCTTCAGATTTGCGAGAGTGCACAAACGCAATAACAGGATTTTGCCCCGATCATTCCAGGTCTTAAAGGTGATATCCAAATCCCGAGGGGCAATGGTGCGATTCAGGCAGGTCGCGGCCACTTCGGCGACCGGCTGGCGATCGTGCGCCGTCTCATAGGGCTGGTAGCGAGTCGCCTCCACAATGCCCGACGGACTCATGATATCCTTCTTCAGGCATCCGAGTTTGCTCAGCAGTACCTGGAATTCGGCGTAGTCGGCCGAGCCACGGGCAGCCACGACTCCGCCCAAGAGTTGGGGTCCCGCATTGAGAGTCCGGAGACAGTCGGGATGTCCTGCACCGCGTGCCACAGAGCCAAAGAATCCTTCGGGCGGCAGTGGAGCCTTGTTTGAATTATTCTCTTTGGCAAACCCTTCTGCCAATCGTGACTCAAGTCCATACGAGAGGGAAGGATTCGAGCGCTCAAAGACACGATACTGCACACAGATATTCACAGCAATGGCCACCACCACGGCCACTACTAGAATCCAGGTGATGGTTGACCAAGGAATCTTTTCACTGAGCCCGCCGACCGATAAGGAGGCTTCTGACAAGAAGTTCGACATCTACTGAGATTACATATATTTCGCCGCCTAATAGCAACTGAGTGTTCTTGCTGATGGATCGGTCGTCTCATTCGACCATTTCGGCATCCAGAAGTGACCAATGACACCCTGCCCCTCCACTCCATAGTATTCGTGAAAGAGATCCCGATAGTACCGCGCCTCCTTTGTCAAGGGACTCACATGCCTGTAGAGGCGCTTCGAGACAACGAGGGGTTCCATGCGTTCTTGGATCTCCTGATACCACGACTTATGCGTACCGCTTACTCCGTCACTAAAGGCCTCCTTCTGCCGCCAAAGAACGGCAGGCGGTAGAAGGCGCATCGGTTCGAAGGCCTTGCGAAGCAACCACTTCTCAGGACGTTCCCCTGTTCGCGGCCGTATCAGCTTCGTGGCAATGGACTTGGCCGTTGCCACAAACTGCTTGTCCAAGAACGGTGTTCTCGGCTCCAAGCCGTGGCTGCTGATCGAACGATCGGATCGAAGCACATCGAACTGATAGATCTCCTCTAGAAGCCGACTGGACTCCGCTTCAAACGTCTCGTCATCGGGCGCTCTGAAAAAGTACAAATAGGAGCCGAAGACCTCGTCCGCCCCGTCCCCGTTAAACACAACCTTGGCATCACTTAGGCGCCGGATCTCCCGACTGACGAGCCAGTTCCCCACCGAGGCGCGAACCGTCGTAATATCGTAGGACTCGATGTCCCGAATGACGGGCTGAATGGCCTCAAAGAACTCGTCGGGCGTCATCACAATCTCCGTATGCCGACTGCCGATCCAGTTGGCCACTTCGCGAGCGAACAAGAGGTCGGGGCTCCCTTCGAACCCGATCGTAAACGTCTCCAACGGGGGTTTGCCGAGCATCTGCAGCTCTTTTTGGACAAGGGCGGCAATCAGAGAACTGTCGACGCCGCCCGACAAGAGAGCCGCCACGGGACGCTCCGTCAGAAGCCGCTTGCGCACGGCTGCCATCAACGAGACGCGGAGTGCGGCCATGGCCTCCTCTTCGTAGGACAAGAGGGGGTTCTTGAGCCACGGTACGGTATGCCACCGCTTGGTCGTCGACCACTGCCCCTCCCTGGTTAGCTGAATATAGGTTCCGGGTTTCACGTGCTGAATGGGCTCCTTGGGCAGCAACGCCGTCAGAGCCTTCATTTCGGAGGCATAGAACGTGACCTCTTCGTTATAGACACAGAAGAGCGGGCGGACTCCGTACGGATCACGGCCGACCGTAACCGTGCCCCGTTCTTCATCAATCAGAATCAGAGCAAAGACGCCGTCGAGAGCCCTGAAAAAGAGGGCGGGGTCGTCCCGATAACGGAGCCAGAGAGATCCCAGGATGGAACAGTCGCTCGACGGATGCAGAGCCTCCGTCGAGCCATGCTGCCCTCTGAGGGCAGGGTCACTCGATCCTGCCTGCTCTAGTCCAAGCCGATCCCTGAGCTCCATCCAGTTGTAGATCTCCCCGTTGCAGACCCAGTGAATATTGCCGTGACGCATGGGCTGCATCCCCGTGGATCCGAGGCCATTGAGCGCGAGCCGTGTGAAGCCGAGGGTACAGGAGCCGACATCGGTGACCTGCGTATGTTCGGGGCCCCGATTCTCAAGTCGGTGCGTGCACTGGTCTCGTTCGGCTTGGGTCGCCTGTCGGCCAATTTTACACCAGATGCCGCACATTACTTAGTATGCGGAATCTGTTCTTAGGTTGGAGTTCTGTTCCTCACAGAACTCCCAGGATACAATAAAGGATGGTCAGCTTTGCTGACCATCCTTTATTTTATACGGAGACCTTGTAGAATGAACGCGTCCGATCTGATTCGCCAAATCCACGGGCAAGCCACGTTGGCCGGTTTCAACCGCCACCTGCTCCAGGAGCGCATGCCGGCGGCCGCCTACGATCTGTCGAACTGCTCGGGGTTCTTCGATACCTCCAGCTGCAGTTTCGAGCCGAATCCACCGACCAATCAGGTCTATTCTACTACAGTGACAGCCAGTACGACCTATCGTCCTTCCCCTCTTACCTATCCGTCGTATGAGTATCGTGCTCTTGTTGCAGAAGGGTTACAGTCCTATGGGTATATTCCCCAGAATGAGAGTAAAATGACTACGCAGCCTGTGGTGATTCAGCCGAATCTTGTGTATACTGTGCCGCTTAATAGTTTATAACATTTTTACGGATAGTTGATAATATTTCTTACATAGAGCGTGTCTATATATACGGGGCCTGATGATAAATTATATGTAATCTGTGGGCCTGAGGTTTCAGTTGCCACAATTCTGACGTAGCCATCTGAACCATTTTCGCCGTCCCCCCCTCCACCTATACCATACGTACTATATTTAGCTGGAGTGGGGGTAGCGAACGGGGGGACTCCGCTCGCTACCCCGTTGTTCCCATTAATTCCCGAAACAGTCGTTGGCGACCCCGTTGTTTCATAAGTACCGCCATTCCCTCCAATCCATTCTGCGGGCACCCAAACTCCTAAAATGCTGCTATAACTAGCTGTTACGATCCCCCTCGTCCCCGCGTAGCCAATAAATGTTGCTAGTGTCCCAACGTCTACCGATGAAGCGCCGCCCACGCCGCCAAGGGCAACTGCCGTTGGCGGAGGACTAGGCATTGCTACATTATTATTTGCGCCGACGCCCCCAATAGTCCAACTAATGACCGTTCCTCCTGGAACACCTGTTTTAGTTCCAGATATATATGCTCCTGAACCACCGGCTGCACTGTTTGTTGGATAATAGGCATTCCAATGAACTCCACCTCCTCCTCCCCCCACAATTGTTACAGTAACTGTATATGTAAATCCTTCTGCAAGTTTATGAGATCCGCTTCCAGGTGTTGAAGATTCATAAACGTAATCTGGGACTCCCAGCGTACCCGGATTAATCGCATTTGCCCAGAGACTACTCCAGGGAGTCACCGAAGATCCTAAACTGACAGGGTAGTTGTAAGGGGCATCGCCCGTAATCGGAACAACACTCGATGGATTAAGTAATCCATTGATGCGAATACCACCCCCCGTGTACCCTGTTTTTAAATCGAGCTGAGGAGATCCAATAACTTGTGTGGTGGATCCATTGGTTCGAAGGACTAATTTACCATTTGAACTATTATTACCAATCAGTAGATCGGTACGATCACGGTTAATATTTTGCGTATAGAGATTTGCCCAAGGAGTATCTGCAGCCCCTAGGCTATACCCGCCTAGTGGGACTGGAGTTCCAAAGGCGGCAGGATAGGGAAATAGACGTACTCCATCCCAGTAGACATAGTTAGGCGCATTACTATTGTTCGTGCTACCGATTACAAATCTCTGATTATTATTGGCCTGAATCAGATTGCCGGCGCCTGCCGCCGATCCGCCAATTGTAAATCCTGTAGTTCCAACGAGTGACAGGGAGCTTCCCTGTGGATTGATATTATTCACAAATAGATTGTTCCACCGATAGAAATTCAGTCCTAAATCTGCTGTATTTGTTATCTGCGGGCCCAGACTGTTTCCGTTCCAGAACAGATACTGGCCTGTAGATATACTGGTTGGTACTCCAAATATCAGCTGATTTGTATTTGCAATGAGCCCTACTCCTCCTATTAAATTTGGATTGATCCGAAGTCCATAGGTGCCTCCAATGCTAACATCCGACCCATCCGAGTTGATCGTATTCGTATAGAAATTGTTCCAGTGATTCGTTGATAGTCCAAGATTGAGCGTATTTGTGGGAGACGGAAAGAAATCTGTTCCATTAAATTCGACATAGTTCCCATTTCCGCCTCTATAGAATCGCGTGCTCGGATATCCAATCAGTTGGGCGGCGGATGCATTGTTCGTTCGAATCGTAAAGTTCGTTGCATCCGATCCAAATCGAACATCGGATGTATCAGGATTGACCCTGTTTACATAGAGTGCTCCAGGATTGGCCGCTGCTATACCAGGACTCTTGATATAGACATTACCAATTGTAGTAATTGCATTACTATTGGTATTGGCAGAACCGTTCACATAGAGTGCCGCGGGATTGACGGCACTGGGACTCGGATCATTGATGTGCACATTGCCTATGAGTGTCATGACATTGGACTGGGTATTGGTAGAACCATTCGCATAGAGTGCCGCCGAATTGACATCGGATGGATTTACATCATTAATGTGCACATTGCCTTTTATAGAAACGGCATTGGATCCGGTAATATTGGCGCAGTTCACGTAGAGGGCGGCGCCGCTGTCCACAGGATCGAGTCCATTGATCTGAACATTCCCCGCCCCAAAATCGCCGGGTGCAATATCGACAACTGTATAGGGGTTGTCATTTTTCCATGATGTCAGTTGTAAGTGATTTGTAAGAGCACCATCATAATTGAAGGCATCGGTAATTGACCATCCCACGTTGGTGGATATATCATACATTTCAATACGAGCAATGGGAGTATCATTCAGATCCACATCGGTATGTCCCGAATTATTGACAAGCGATAGCATTGGCTCATAACACTCTACATAGATTCCGTTGGTGGCAGGGGTTTTACCTATAATATCCAGAATGGGAGAGATAGTGGCTCCCGAAAGGTCGGTATGGGTCGTCGGAACAATGTTGAGTCCCATGGTTCCAGATACATCATTAATAAAGAGATTCCCCGCAGGATAGAGACTATTCAGGTGTTTACCATTCGGTGTAAATGTCACTTGCCCTACCCCTTGCCCTAATGTAGTTGCATAGAGGGTCGGCGTGGGTCGCGTATGTCCCACCGTTGTCTGGGGGCGATTCGACGCGACGGTCACCGCCCCTGTGCCAAACAGACTGTCGCCGTTATACGTATTGTTCCAGGCGGCTCCGTTATAGCTGTAGATTGCATTATGAGCACCGGATCCAACGGCCATCCAGAGGTTGCCGTCCCATGTAATGGATTTGCAGCCGCGGCTCAAGAATAGGTCGGTGCCAAGGGCTTGCGACCAGTTCTGCCCATCATAACTGAAGAGAATCGGGGTATCGCCAGATGAAACGTCGCCTCCGAGAAGCCATATACTTTCATTGCAGGCCACGGTATTCCAGGTGATTCCTGACACGGCATATCCCCCATAGTCGCTCACGGCCGTCCACGTCTGTCCATTCTGACTACTGGCGACCACACTGTGATTATTGAATTTTCCCGCCGCAATCCACTGGAGCCCGTTCCATGCCAAGGCATTGCAACGCGTAAACAGTGCATTTCCTGAGGCGGATCCTGTCCAGGTGAGCCCATCGGAACTAAATGCAAGTCGATTTAGGAAACAGTTGGAGCCTGCAATCCAATAGGTTCCATCCCAGCCAACCGACGTACAGACACCTTGATCTATCAGATTGGACGCCGATGCATCAAAAATGGAATCGCCATTCACCGTGGCAATCCATACGATGCCCCCTGCCCCCAGTGCGCCGTCACTTGTAATAAGTCGGTGATCTCCAGACCCTCCTGCAACCCATATGAATGTTGCATTATCAATTGCATTCGCAACGGCAACACAGCTATCTGTAAGAAGGCTGGAGCCAACTGTATTTGAAGTCCAGGTGACTCCATCCTCCGAATTGCCCATTGTAAAGGTTATTCTATCGGTAATTATGTTGAATGGGTTGTATGTATTTGAGAATCCGCCTACCCATAGGAAGCCGTTCCAGGAGAGGGCGGTACAGGCGCCCCCTGCAAAGATTTTGGCGGCAGAAATCGAGGGTGTCCAGGTAATTCCGTCTTTGCTAAAGGCAATGAGTGTCTCTCCCGAGCCGCCGATCAGATTGAGACTGTTGGAGGAGCTGAACACATTGCTGGCCTGCACCGTGGCGGCATTGGGCAGAATGCGATTCACGGCGACGGCTCCGCCACCCCCTGGCAGCAATGCATTGCCGTCTGCATTCGGCGTCCAATGGATTCCGTCAAAACTGGTGGCAAGACTGTTCGTGCCGCTGCCGGCGGCCGCCCAACTATTGCCGTTCCATGAAACGGCTTTACAACTCTGAAACACATAGGGAGTGCCAGGATACCAGGCAGTTCCATCATAACTATAGGCTAATGTATGTCCCGAGGCATCGTCTTCGCCGCCCGCCACCCACATGGCTCCGCTCCAAGCCACGGCATTACAGCTGTCCCGAAGGGAATACGCAGTTCTCAAGGGTGTTGCAATTACAACCGAATACCAATTGATTGAATCGAGACTGTATGCCATATTGGTGGGGATAATTCCATTCGAGGGATCCGCTGCAATGCCTCCTGCAATCCAGGTACTTCCACTCCATGCAACCGATCGGCACTCTTTTAGAACAGAATTTGCATTCTCAGAGTTTATCCAGGACAGTCCATCGGTACTATGAATAATATTGTCAATGACCTCGCCGCCTGCAACCCACAGGGTGCCGCTCCAAGCGGCCGCCTTACAACTGATGGTCAGTTTCGAATCGGCGCCCAGTAGAGAGGATGGATACCAGTTAATTCCATCATAACTATTCATAACTCGATATCTGCCGCTCGATCCCCCAATCCAGAATCCACCATTTGTAGCGATTACATTGCAGCCATTTTCAAAGAATGTATTGGCAGATACATCCCCAGGAATCCAGCTACTTCCATTGGCCGAATAGCAGAGTTTTGTGTCCGCCGTGGCAGACCCCCCTGCCGCAAAGATAAAGCCGTTATAAGCAACTGCCGTGCAACCGCCGTTCTGCAGCAAATTCACATCGTTTGACCACGGATACCAGTGAATATTGTCGTAGCTGTAGGTGAGAGATGGATTGGGTTCCTGGGTTCTGTCACCGATGCCGCCGACCACGGTGATACGGGGCCCAGGGGGAACCGGATTGAACTGGGTGTCATAGAAATAGCCGAAATTCAGAAAAACGCCATTGGGTGCAAACTGATTGATACGGATCGTAGGATCGTCGGCCTGGGCGGAGGAGAGTGTATAATAGATGCCCGAATAGGCATTGTAAGGGGGCTCTTTGCTCCGAAAAATCAGTTCAGAGTTATTCGAATTGGTGGTGCTGTCAATTGTTAGATCGCCGACGCGAAACACATCCCTGCTTTTGCGACTCATGACGCTCTACAGGGAGTTCATATGATTTGCGGATCGCCCAAACTCAATCCGGAGAGGGGTTCAATACCTGTAATTAATTAGGATCTAACATCAGGAATGCCGGCTGGAGGAGGACTACTACAGCTTGTGGCGCAAGGAAAACAGGATATTTTTTTGACAGGAAATCCACAAATCTCCTATTTCAAAATGGTGTACAGGCGCTATACGAACTTCGCCATGGAATCGCAGCCCATGTACTTCGATGGCACAGCAAACTTCGGCCAGCGCATCTCCTGTTTGATTCCGAGACGGGGCGATCTGCTCGGCAAGGTCTACATCGATGTGCTGTTGCCAGGGTTGACCCTGACCGATGGCACTCCTGTCAGTTATGTGAATTCCATCGGGAATGCACTCATTCAAGAGGTCACCTTTGAGGTGGGGGAGCAGCAGATCGACAAACAGACGGGGGAATGGATGGAGATCTGGGAACAGCTGACTACGCCGCTGTCACAGCGGGATGCCCTGAACACAATGCTTGGCAGACTCGATGGATATCCTGTTCCCGATCTGATCCCGGGTACCAGTTCTGAAGGCTTACGGCTCTATGTTCCGCTCCAGTTCTACTTTTGCCGAAATCCAGGCCTTTATATCCCCCTGTTAGCTCTTCAGTATCATCCCATTCGTATCAACATTACCATTGCACCCTTGAAAAGCCTCTTCTATTCGACCCAGCTGATCACGGTTCCGAACTGCACCTTAACCACGAATCCTGCGTCAATTACGAGCATGATGCTGTGGGGTGACTATATCTACCTGGATGTGGAAGAGCGCAGGCGCTTTGTGAGCAAGAGCCACGAGTACCTCATTGAGCAGATTCAGTACACGCCCCTGATAGGGGTCACGGCGAACCAGACACAGATCACCATTCAGACGGATTTCAACCATCCGATCAAGGAGTTCATCTTTGTGGCGAAGCGCGATTTCATGAACCAGGTCAACGAGCCGTTTAATTACAGCAGTTTGGCTATTAATGAGGCACTCCCTGCCGTTGTGCGGCCGTTTCTGATGCCGGGTCAGGTGCGGACGGATCTCATTGCGACGGCACTGCTGCAGCTCGATGGCTACGATCGGTTCCAGGTGCGTTCGGCTCCCTATTTCCGTCTTGTGCAGCCCTATGATCATCACACGACAACGCCGGTGCAGAACTTTATCTACTGCTATTCGTTGGCCTTGCGACCCGAAGATGCGCAGCCGACCGGGACTCTGAATGCGAGTCGTATTGACTCGGTGAATTGGCAGATCACCATGAATGCGAATCTGAACGGAACCCAGGGTGCCTGCTCAATTCGTATCTATGCGCTCAATTACAATGTGTTCCGCGTAATCAACGGATTCGGGGGTGTCTTATTTACGATCTGAGCGATTCGAAGGGTATTTTATGAGAACTACCGCATAGTTCTCATAAAATAATTGCAAACCGTGTTTAGAACCCTGGAATGGAACCCGTGATCTGTGTCATACTGTATCGCATCCCTGTAAGAGTCACTCCTGTCATCTGTTTGAAATAGAGTAGTCCACTCGCTATAAAGAGTTGAGCAAAGAGGGTTGATAGTCCACTTACAACTGCAGATGCATTGCCACCCTGTGTCCATTTAGATGTAGTTCCATTAAAATAAGCAAGACAGCTTATGCAGCTCTGAACACTGGCATCGTCTGATGCAGACGTTGAAATTGCCACACACCAAAATCCAGTTGCCGGTGGATTTGCTAATTGATAGACAGTTAATCCTAAGGAATTATAGGGAAGTGATCCAGTACCATTAATGAGCGTGGGCCCTATAACTCGCTGCCCAACAATCGAATCTGTAACAGAGATTGTTCCATTTACATTTAGTGTTCCCGTGCCGCTGTTTTCAAACACATCTACGAAGCGAGAGTAATGAAACTGGTTGGTACCGGTCGGGCATTCAATCAGAATGCCGGCGCCCGTGGGACCCACAAGAGGCGCCTGGGATAGAAGCACCCCCGCAGGTCCCGTGGGTCCCGTTCTCCCTGTGAAGCCCGTAGAACCGGTCGCCCCTGTATTCGTGGCACTTCCTGAAACACCCTGGGCACCTGTCCATCCAGTGGCACCCGTGGCACCCGTATTGACGGCGGTTCCTGGAGGCCCCGTATAGCCTGTCACGCCCGAATAGACATAGCCCTTAATGTTTGTAAATGTGTAATTATTATTCGTTAATCCGTCGAAGTTTTCATTTATCAGATAGAATCCGATCGGATACTGGAGTAAATCGACCTTTGAATAGCGATAGGCGCCGTTCTGGTACAACGTAAAGGTAGTGCCGTCGTACCGAATGCTCATTAAATCATTATTGTTGTACTGATAGACGGTAGAAGGAGACTCTCCCTCAATCAAAAAGCTGGCACTTGCATCCCGTATCGTATTGTTCGTGAGCATGAGCATGAGCACCGATGTATCAGAGGCATCTTTCACGCCCACGGTAATCTGTGTATTCCCATATCCGTCTTCGACAAGAATGGAGGGAATCGTGAACTCAAAATAGCAAGGGCTGCTAAAGGTTTCCAAGGAGGCAACACCTGCATAGTTGCCCGAGTTGATTGTGATACTGGTGGGAGAGTTTAGAGTGTAGATTCCACCGTTTGGATAGATCACAGGAACAAAGGAGAAGAAGCTGGCGGCGGCTCCTGTGGGCCCCGTAAAGCCCGTGCCCGTAGAAGAAGATCCCTGAGAGGGGCGCCAGGTTGCATTGCCGCTTGTATCCATGGTCAATACAGTGTTTCCCGTTGGACTCAAGTTCGTATACGGATTCACAGCGCGAATATTGCGCAGAATGATATTGTCTATATCCAGGGTTTTACGGCCTGCCATCTCCTAATGAACTGCATAGAATAAACAGGGGCGGAATACACACTGAGCCACAAAAGGTGCATTTTAAATGCACCTGAGCCACAAAAGGGCATTTTAAATGCACTAGAGTCTAATAGAGTTCTGCAGGGATGGACAACCTGTTTCGAAATGTGTTTTCGGCCTCGTCTCTGAATCGATGGAAGATTCAGAATCTCGATTACAATTGGTACACGGCATTATCCATTCTGTTCGGCTGGTGTGGCTTAGACCAGTTGTATCTGGGAAGCCCTCTCACGGCCATTCTTAAAACAATCGTCAATCTAGTCACCTTCGGATACTGGTGGTTCTATGATGCGCTAATGGCAGTCTTTGCACAGGACAGGATTAAACTCTTCGGAACTGCTGCCCCGGCAATAGGGCCCACGGGGATCGGTGCTTGTCGATTCCGTGACGAAACAGATCCTGTAGGCGATCCGGCGACACTCGACAAACACCTGAACTTCATGTTGTACGGAATTGCGCTCATGTTCGGTGGGTTTCTGGGCATTGATCAGCTTTTAATAGGTGAGTATTTTAACTGTTTTCTTCATATTTGTGCCATGGCATCCCTTCTTGGGATTCCGTTAGCATTTGGAGCCCATGCCATTCGTGGATACAGCTACGTGTTTGATACGAACTCGGATATCAACAAGAATTGGGCGTTCTTTGGTGCTCCGAAACCTGCAAAGGGCAGCGAATGCCCGAACATCCTTATGCTTATCACCATGTGGATCGTGAAAACCTTTCTGGCGGGCGCCAAAATGGTGCCTGGCTTAGGCCTAATTGCAACCCTTCTGGAGACCTTTCTAAGGAACCTTGAAATCGCCTACGGAATTGTAAACGACGTGAAAGAACAGGTGGTAGAAACAGTAGAAAAGGCGGCTTCGGTGGGGCGCCAGGTGTCATCTATGAATCCTCCACCGGCAGCCGAAGTCAAAGCCGCCGCCAAACAGACGGGGGGCATGGCCACGCCTCCTGCCTGGATCCCAATGACCTCCCTCTTGTTGGCCGGCACGATCGGATTCATTGTTGTGTCCAGCTTGATCATTTCGATTCGCAGATCCTTTCAGAAGCAAGATGCAGCCACAACTGCTGTCCAACAGCCAGGTGAAGACGATGATGTCCCCCCTGAGCCAGGAGTTCCTCGAGTCCCTGAATCGACCGAAGACGAGCCAACCGGTTCTGCCCCTGGACGCTAGAACGCAGCCGCCCCTCATTGTAGTCTATTTTACGGCAAGCTGGTGTGGCCCCTGCAACAAGCTCAATCTGCAGCGGATCGTAGGGCTCCGCCGAGACATTCACTGGATGCTGTGCGACGTGGATGAGAACGACTATTCGCTCGGCTACTGTGGGGGTCGCTCCATTCCGGCGTGGCTTGCCATTGTCAATGGAAAGCCACAGCAGTTGCTGCAGATGAGCGACGATGCGGCGATCTGCAAGTGGCTCGCATCTCTTCCTACTTAAAGCTCAGAGGACTTAAAGAGAAGCCACCCACCCCCCACAGACTACTTAAAACCCAGAGGACTTAAAGACCGAGGATCCTCCTCATCCAACAACGCCTCCATAAACGCTTCCAACTCCTGCGCATTCCGAAACCAATTTGCAAGGGGGCTTCGACGCCCGTTTACAAGCTGAATCTCACGGAATGCCTCAGATCCTCGTTCCAACAGGGTATGATAGGATCGGCCATTATAGACATAGGACACAATAAGCAGGTCAGGCTCCGTAGGATGGAAGCGATAGATCGGATCGCTCGGATAATACAAAAGAACTCGTTCGGCCGCCAAACGGCTCATCCTCTGGACAAGCATTTGCTTACCGGTTCGAAGAAAATCGATAGCAGTTTCCCGCCATTCCATAGGCCGTCCATGCAATAGGGCAGGGCTGTAGTAAGGGCAGGGATTCTAATGGCAGAGCCTGTTCTGCAGCCCCTTTCATCAGCTCTCGACGCAAGAACGCAGACATCCATCCGAGGCCGCCCTCGTACTCGGGGTGGAACTGCAGGCCGTAGAACGGCAGATCGAATCCTTCGATCAAGCTCACATACTCCTTTCCGTCCCTGTCCAGGCTTGTGCAGCAGATCCGAAAGAGCCGCTTCAAGGATTCATTCCCTAGGAACCGTTGCAAGGAGATTCCGTGCTGATGACTGAAGACACGACCCTTTTTGGCATAGAGAAGTCGCCGTTGGCTCACGGTCGCTGCCTTTAAAAGGCGGCTTCCTGAGGCCTCCCTGTTCCTTCGTAGATGCCCGTCCGTATGAATCATGGCATCTAAGGAATCCAAAGGCCAGACCGAGCCGAGAACGGCGACCAGCATCTGGAAGCCGTGGCAGACACCCCAGACGGGGAAATAGAGTCCCAAACGATAGTTCATGTGGACAGCCAGGGTGAGTAGATGCCGAGCCAACAGAAAATAGGTGGGCTCGTAGGCGGGGCCTCCGCCCATGTACAGGCCGTGGCAGGATCGCATCAAGGCTGCGGCCAGGTTCAGATCTGTACCGACCACTACAGGCACCACCTCGATGCCTCGGAGCCACTTCACAGTTTCCTCTGTGATGTACGAATAGGTATGTAGGCGATTCGAGGCCGGCATCGTGAGCACAGCGATGCGTACCATCGCAACAGTCCCTACAGGTATAAATCAAATTAAGTCTCCCGTTAATACGGGAGACTTAATTTGATTTGTAACCGCGAATGCCTGCATGCAGGCATTACTCGTTATCACCAATTTTCGTGGTATTGTACGATCCACAATCATCGCATTTGAGCCCGAAGATATGGAAGGGCGCACGACCCTTCTCTAAACAGTCATTGCACTGAATCTGCACCTGTTTGTCTCGGTACTCCTCGGGCATTGGAGCCATCTCGATCTGCTGATCGAGATCCTGAATGAGGAGCTGCTGGAACTCCTCGTTCAGAACGGATTTCTTGCACAGAGGGCAGACATGCTGCCCCCCCTTCAGAAACTCGGTCATACAGTTACTATGAAGAGAATGGCCGCAGCGTAGAAACTGAATCGGATCTCTCGATTGATGCAGGGACTCCAGGCAGACCGTACAGTCGTTCCGTGCCGCATTGGCCAAACAAGCGTGGCTCTCGAAGGCCGCTGCTTTCACGCAGATGCCACACTTGTCGCAGTGGACATGCGCCGCTGCTCCGCCGACGCGGCAGATACCGCACTTGTCGCAGTGGAATTGCCCCTTGTCCTCGTCGTCCAAGAACACACAAATGGAACACCAATAGTTCCCCAGAACTACTCCGCAGCCCTTGCAGACCTGGCCGGCCTCTTGTTTGAGAGAACATAGAACGCATCGCACGGTCTTCACCAAATGCCGATCCATCACGTGGCATCGCTTCACATCCTTTTCGTCTTCGAATCGAACCTTGTCGTGACAGAACCGACAATCAAAGAACTCATTACAACAGGGAGCGAGCAGCATGGCTTTCCGTTTGTAGTGAACACAGGGCATCTTAGAATGGAATGCGATAAGAGTTTAGATTACCGCCAGTTTGTAAGTGTCGCAATCTTGAGATCATGCCGCCGATTCAAATCGGATACCACCAGATACTCGGAGCCGATATAGAGTACAAAAAGGCCGCCGACGAGACTGTAGGTGGCCACAGTACTGAGTTTATAACGGAGTGAGAGTGTGATCACAATAGCCATCAGAAAGGAGAATATCAGTTTTGACATTAAATAGAATTCGGCGGTGTGCAACAGATTCATGGCTCTATTTAAAAATAGGTTTTTCTTGCCAATACGCGATGTTCATGGCTCGGAGATCGTCACGGTATCCCTCATACTTAAATTGAATAGCCCCCCCAAAAAAGTCCCCGTTTAGCACATGGAATCGATGGCCTTTGATCGTATAGATTCCGCTTGTAAACCGTACGTGCAGCGGGAGTTGGAGCACTTCCTTAATCGAGATGTCCAGGCAAGGAGGCCCCGTCAATCCCTCCAAATTCCTGTAGCCGGCCACAAAGCGCCGGTTCAGAATATTATAGACGCTGTTCTCGAGTGCCTTTTTCACAAAGGGGTGGCGCTGTGCATAGATCATGCCCCACTGGTGGAGATCCCCGCGATCCCCGATGCCTGACACGAGTTCATCCTCTTCGTCAAGAAAGGTGTCGAGGGGCTTCAGGCAGACGGTATCGATATCAAAATAGCAGCCGCCCTCCTGATAGACAATCACATACCGAAAAAGATCGGCTTTGCCGGCACCGGTATTCATAGCCTCGTAGGCCTTTCGCAACTCCTCTTTCGTAAAGGCCAGTCCAGAACAGTCATAGGCCTCTAGAACCGCCACAATGTCGTCATCGTCATAGAAAAAGTAGTCATAGTCGGGATTCAGTGTGATATAGGAATTGGCAGCGGCGAACATGGCAGGAGGCATCCTATTCGTTTTGAAGGTCTGATGGATCTTGTAGGGAATGCGGCGTTCCTTGGTGGATCGCAGCAGGCGCTTCTCAAGAACATGGCTCATTCTATACGTAGTTTACAGACCGTGTTTAGATCAGTTCGCGAACAGCAATCGGCCGCGGCCACCGACGACTTCGTAGACATTCCAGCCCTCCATGAAGACGCGTAACTCGGTTTTCCGTTGCTGAGAGATGGTTTGCACAGGAGTGTTGTTTAACTGGACATAGAGGGTCGGCCTGTCCGCCGTCGTGAAATTGATAGAACCGTTTGGAACGCGGCTGAACGGCCGTTGCTGATTGTAGATGTCTCCGAGATTCCACCGCATTTCACTTATAGGATAGCCACTATCAATCTCATCCTTGGCATAGGCCATGAGATCCTGCCAGACAAGGGCGGACTGTTTGAATTCCCGATCTCGGCCGGCAATAATCAACTTGAGTGCATTGTAGAACTGGCCGTCCACGGATCCAGGATTCACAAAATTCGTATACTCATTTCGATCCAATGCATTGGCCGTTCGGAAGAACAGCACCAATCGTTCCACAGGGTGGCAGGCATCTAAGCGCCTACTGGAGGCCGCCACAGAACTGACATCGAGGGATGTGTAGTCGGCTTCGCCAAAGGTAAACACGTTCTCAAAGGGTCGGCGGAACGGAATGGACTGTTTGGTGTTCTGGAGAGCCAATCGAACATCGGGGTCGATATAGGCCTGTAAGGTCTCCAACAGAATGGTGGGTTGGCCGACGGATTCACGGGCAACAGGGGCAAATCTGTACAAGGATCCGCCCGGCAAATAATACTGAAAGGGGGTGGCGAAGGGATTGGGTTTGTACGCTCCTGAGTCCGAGACAATGAGGTCTTCCAGTTTTCGTAACTTGATGCGGAAGCGATAGGATTGGAGCTGCACACAGCACAGGGGGAATCCGCCGTCTTCGGGTGTTTGGAGGCCGGGCAGAGGCAGGGATACGCGTAAACGACCAGGGGTGGCTCGAAAGGCGATGTTCCGTCCTGGCACGATCCCTTGATCGACTCCGCCGAGTTGCTGATTGCCCAGATAGGTGGTGTTCCAGGAACCCTCGGTGGCTTGCAATGCAAAGAGTTCATCCCCCGACCACTGTTGCACCAAGGCGGAGTCCTGGTAGAACTCGATGCGCTCAAAGAGGAACAGGCCGATATAGGGGGTATAGCCGTAGCTGAAGCCCGAGACATCCGTGATCCAGTACTGGGAGTTGGCCTGAATGGGGGGCAGAGTTGTGCCGCCGCTTACGAAAGGGAGAGGCGGGAGCCAGGAGGGCAGATCGATCAGTAGATTGCATTCGGTCAGCACGTCCCCGTATTTGTTGATTTCGATCTCGAAACTGTTGCCGAACTGCGGGGCATTCAGGGGGGTTTCTGTCCTCCGTTCCTGCAACAGGGGGGTCGAGGCCTTGTAGAAGGGGTTAAAGGCACTGTCGCTCCTGGGAGCCTTCGGCTCCCAGGAGCCATGCTGTTCGGAATGGCTCTCGGATCGAGAGCCATCCTGAACAGAGTCGCTATTCGAGGCATCCTTCATAAAATAGGTGTCTTTACGGCCTCTAGCCATCAGTTCGAACAGAGTTCCTTGCAGCGATGACTGTGGAATGGCGGACTGGTAGTTCATTCCCTATTGGTACCGTAAAAATCTAATTAAGCCCCCCTCCACAGAAGGGGGGCTTAATTAGATTCTTAACGGTATAATAAATAGTATGATGCGATCAGCTCTAGGAATTATTCTATGCAGTATAGTATTATTTATTATATTAGTAGCATATCCATATAAAATAAAGGAGTATTTTGAGAATAACAGTAAATTGCCTATATCAGCTGGTGTATTAACTTATTTTGCACCAGAAACACTAAAACATACATTAGAAACATATAAAACATCTGAATTTTTTGAATGCGTTGATGATTTTTTTGTAGTAATACAGCAATCTGATAGACAGTCTCTTGAAAAAGACATATGTGAAGAATTTAATGTTCGATATATTCTGATGCCCGACAATGGCAGAATGGCCTCGGGATTTAAAGCAATCTATGAGAATGCGCGTAATGATGTTCTATTATTTTTAGAAAATGACTTTATAATTAATGGAACGAACGAAGATATTCGTGATTTTTTATTAAATTCACTCTATTTTTTAAATGAAAAGGAGTGTGATGTAGTACGAGGTCGTAGTCGGAAGCAGTCAGGAGACCCAAATTATGCATATATCAATTGGAAAGATGAACCTCCTGCAACATTTGTGAACAGTACACATCTAGCGGAGGCTATTTATTGGGATCCTCATCCTGATACAACATATCCTTCTAAAATATCACGAATAAATCCTATAAAAGGGAATGATGAATGGTATACTACTTCTTCAAAATCATGTAATTACACAAATAATCCATATTTGTGTAAGCGGCAATTTTTTGCATCGGAGATACTGCCGCACTTAGTGGATGGTGAAAATATTGAAGATCGTTTAACACCCATATGGGCACAGCAGAATTATAGATGTGTATTTGGCCCCGGCCTATTTACACATGATCGATCATATGATGGGCATCACTAGCATTATTATATACTTCCGAAGTAGGGATGCGCAATGTGTTTTTATACTGGGTAGGTGCAGAATTTAAATTGATAAAAATATTACGTGATATACTATATCTGAATTCAAATAATCAGCGGAATTATGTTGTAAATATAGTAAATGACAAAACGATTGTACTCTATATTCCGAATCTTCCAAACGATTTTTTCAAATTAAATCCGACTCGTCAAGCGGCCTATGCGCGTGTAAATATAATGTGCAATTATGGCGGCATATGGCTTGATTCAGACACGATCGTGATGGATGATTTAAATCGACTATTCGAGATTCTTGAACAGAAGGATGGATTTTTAATCCGTGAAAACAATGAGTCTCTGTACAGTGGTGTATTTGGAAGCCGTGCGAATACGCCCCTTCTGCTTGAATGGTTTGACAGGGTTCATAGTCAATTCCTGAGCAACTCTGAATTTGATGGGACTGAATTGGAGAGAATACAAGAGGAGTTTCCCCAGTATTATGACAAGTATACTATTTATAATGGATTAGATACGATGTATCCAGTGCCTCGACGAGAATGCTTGGAAGAATATGTGCAAAAACCCTATACGAATTATAAGAAGTATATTCGGAAGTTTCAGCCTCTTATCATCCTTTCGAGTTCTGTGCGTCGAGCCCTTGAGTCCCAATCGGAGTTTGAGATACTCTATGGCAAACGACCTATCAACTATTTCCTAAATAGATCCATGGGTATAGAGGGATTTAGCTCTGCTCCTTTTTCTACAAACAACCTATCTCTCTTTTTATACAGTCTATTCCTTATTGCATTATTATGTACTGTATTTACATATGTCTATAGAAAGAAAATAGTATTGCCTACTATTTTTATATCGCTGCCTCTGTCCAAATTGTCTCGATAAGCGGCGCAAATATCTTGCATCACCGTGGCAAACAGAAAACTGGGAACTAGTGCAATCACATCATACCTTAAACCACCCACACGGCGTGCAGTAATAGCACTTGCAGCTGTTGTTCTGCCGAATCTCCCCGATAAAGTCCTCACGAAGTCGGTGGAAGTCGTTGTTTAGCAGCAGAATCTTGTTTATAATGGGAGCGATCTCCTTCTGCTTGGCCTGCGTGTCAGAACCGAGGCGCTGCAAGCCAAGCAGATCGTTCTGATGATTCTTGAGCTCCTCCAACAAGATGGATTGCTGCACACCTATCCGTTTCACTTCGGCGAAGAGGTTCGTATTGTAGAGCTTCGGATAGGCGTAGCGAATCTTCTCGGGCAGCACGAACTGGTTGGTCTCCTTGATCATTGATACGAATAGGGGATCAATAAAATTTGATCCCCTACTTCTTCTATTCCGACCTTATAGAATGGACAAGAAGACACGTATGGCTCCTATGTCCTGTCCTGCCGATTCCCCCTCCTCAAATGTCGCGGCGCACACCAAAATGGTGACTGACAAATCTGCCAGCCGCCTCTCAGGCAAGGCCGCTTCCGATGCACTCAAGAAGGGGAACAATGCCGGCATGCTCTTCAAGAAGGAGGTCAAGGCCGCCAAAGATGTCAGGGAGCACGTACAGGCTCTTGTACGCCTCCGCATTGCGGAGAAGGGGCCGAACGGCGATTGTCTTCGCCAGTGATGATCGGCTTAAATTTGACTCTATTTTCTTAGTAAACCTATCAACCAAATGGCCTGTACATGTTACTGCTTTGATCCCGTAACATTTGCAAATTACCCCACCTGTTCATGTGGTCACAGGGACCACAATGGAACCTGTGCATCCAGCACGAATACTCCTCGGGACACAGTAGTCATACCAGAATCTCTACCCGTTGCAACAGTCACAGAATCAGCGGCCGACCAGGGCCGGCGTTTAGAAGACATCATCCATGCCGCCGCCCTCAAGATCCCTGGCCTCACCAGAGCACTTAAAGAACTCGAGATCCGTACAGCCTTCGGGGACTCTTCTCTGAACGGCGTGGATCACATGATCTCCGTCGGCTCCACGCACATCCTGCTCCAGGACAAGTGGAAGGAGACCACGACGCAGCAAGAGGTCAGCCAGTTCATCACCTGCGCGGAGCGGATCCAAGCACGGCTCCCCGGTATGGACAGCAAAGCTGTCCATAACAAGGTCTACCTGATCTGGGTGTCGAAGAAGGAGCCGACGGCCAACTCGGCCAAGATGCTCCGAGAACGCAATGTCTCCCTCGTCTGTTGCGGCGTGTCCCTCGAAGCGCTCGCCCGTTGCGCCATCCTCCAGATCTGCGAATGCATCCCTATCAGTCCTATAACACCCCTTCTGAGCATTGAGAGCAGTGAGAAACCTGTGCCGATGGGGCCGTCGAGGCATGAGGTTCCAACAGCACCCTCTCTAGCAACTCTCATCCCAGTTCTCAGCTTTGACGACACGGCTGAAGGTAAGCACGAGATCGATGTTCTGAAGCAATTTATCACAAGTATAAAGCACGGCGTTCTTCAGCGCGCTGAGAACGCCATGCATCAGGATGGTATTCCCGACGTCTTTACGCTCTGGCAGAGTTCTATGCCCCGTTCTTTGGAGAGCTGGTGGAATGGAACTCTGACCAAGGTGGACTTTAACGCGTATTTGAAGACGGTAAAGAATATCTGCTGGCCGAGCCCTAGAAAACAGCAACCCTTTCGGCACCTGTGTTATTACGTAAAGGTACGAAAGCTCAGCATGGACTTCCTATCCGTTGCTCAAGAATACGAAACCCGACGGAAAGGGTTGCTGGCCAAGAAATCCATCTGGGCCAAGGCTCTGCCTGTCTTTAAGGCGGAGGCCGAACCCATCACAGATGCAGAATTCAGGGGTGCGGTAAAGTATACGTCTGATTACAAACAGATACAGCCCAAGGGATATACTACAGATCATTTGGAACGAGCCTTCTATACGCATCAATGTACCGCTTAGTACCGCTTAGTATATAATTAAGCCCCTGGCCAGGGGCTTAATTATATTCTTAACTGTACACCTTACTAAAAAAGCCCCAGCGTTTTCGGGCTTCCACTCGTACTGGACCAGGGCCTCAACATCACACTCATCTTCGGTGCAGTAGCACCTGCAATTGCAAAACTGATCGCATCGTGTTTTGCTGCCTCTATACGCATCACAATTGTTGTGAACATGTCGACCTTTGCCTTATCGAGAGTGTCCGTATCATTTAATTCGACGTTGTCTACGAAGGCCTTGACAGATGCAACGGGCACATTGTGTTTTTTGCAGTACCGTTCTTTCAAAGCCAACACAGTTTCCCCATTCTGTGCCTGGAAGTACTCCAGAATGCCGTCAGTGTTGAGGCGGACAATGAAGGACATGTATATTGTATGAATGGATAAAATTTGACTTATTTTACAGTCTATGCTACATCAACCATGACAACAGAACGCCGCAGCTTTGATAAATCCCTGCTCGACACTTGCATAGCCGCCGAGAAAGCCAAATTGATCGGAGACTATCCTGCATTGACACGCAATTCAGACATCACCTTTCAGTGTTCTTGTGGTGTTCAGCCATCCCCTAAAAACTTCAGACAGCTTGTGAAGACCGGTGCAAAATGCAATACCTGCACTCTGATTCGGAAATCAGAACGACGAGCCACCACCTGTATGGAAAGGTACAAGGTACCTCATCCATCGATGGCAGCCAGTGTCAAGGAAACACAAGGGAATACCTTTCGAACGAATCTACTGAAAACGGTCGATTCGTTCGCAATCACCCACCCAGACCTGTTGAAAGAATGGGATTATACCAAAAATACAAAAGCCCCTACTGAATTTACAGCCGGTTCTAATAAAGCGGTTTGGTGGAAGTGTGCAAATGTGCATGCATGTGGCTGCGCCCATGAATGGGAGGCTATTCTCTATAGTCGTACGGGTCTTGCAAGCGGCTGCCCTTATTGTAGCAATACTCGCATCTGTATTCATAATTCGATTCTTACTACACATCCAGAAGTTGCGAGCCAATGGCATCCAATAAAAAATGGTGATTTGACCCCGGATCAAGTGAGCCGATATTCAGATAGAGAGGTGTGGTGGCTCTGTCCCGCAACCTGTATCGAAGGCTGTCCGCATGAATTTAAATCATCAGTAGGAAATCGAACAAACGGTAATGGCTGCCCCTATTGCTGCAAGATTGTGAAAAAGCACTGCATTCACACATCCATTGTTACAACACATCCGCTGCTGATGAAGGAGTGGCATCTGATGAAGAATACACTGAGGCCAGAGACAGTCGGCTATGGCTCCCACCTATCCGTGTGGTGGAAATGTGCAGCAGATCATGAATGGGAAGCAGTGATCTACGCACGAGCAATGGGAAATGGATGTCCTCACTGTAAACATAAAACAGAGAAAAAACTGTTTGCATGGCTACAAGCACGTTATTCCACAAAGGCACAAGTAAAATATAAATGGTGCGTGAATGCAGATACGAAACGAGGTCTTCCATTCGATTTCGAAGTGCAGGATCGAATCCTCCTTGAGCTTCACGGGCGTCAGCACTTTCAACAGATCAGTAATTGGCGTTCTCCAGAGGCTCAGAAAGAACGAGACGACTACAAAGTGAAGTGTGCACTAGAAAATGGCAAGCATGTGATATGTATGGATCAAGAGGATGTATGGAACGACGTCAATGACTGGGAATCAAAACTTTCACAAACCATTGTTGAACTGTTAGCGTGTACCGTGGCGACGAATAGGGATTTGATTACGCGGTATTCGAACGACTAAATTACAGAGATTCGTTTGAACTTGGCTTCTACATCTGCCCGATTCTTAGCATAGCAATCAATATACCATTTTTTCTTAGCCCAGTCGAATTTAACACCCATTGCTTTTGCCTCTTCTTTTCGTGCATAAGCGACTTCTAAATATTTATTGAATGCTCCAGGGCAATTATTACACAGGCCATTTTGTATATTTAATAGCCACTGCGGCTCCATAGCACCACAGTTATCCTTGCAAGGCCATAATTTACAATCATGAGGACAACTATTTTTGCGTATTAATCGTCCAAACTCATTTTGTTCTAGACAATAACCATGGCCAGTGCACCCCGAAATATCAGGTTGCACAACAACATTTGTTGCTGCTGCAGGCATGTACATCGTCCTCAACAACTTCTCACAGGAATCTTTCAATAAACAGGGCGTACATACCTGTATATCCTTCTTCTGAAATTTACCGCTTGTACCATCGCTAACCGGCTCGTAGTCATCTGCTTTGCATAAAACACAGCAAGATCCCTTCTCATAGCCAGGGATACGCTTTACCCAAGACTCCATATAGCAAAAAGACCCATAGCAGTATCGCTGCAGCCCTTGGCGAAGACAGGGAATCATGTAGATCCATTCAGGCTCAGAACGCAGTTCATTAAATTCAGGATCTTCATAATATTCAATTAATGCCTTAGCATCAATCTCATACCAGGGTTCTGGCCGACAGGTCGTTGTAGTTGCATGGGTGTTCTTAATCTCAATAATATATCGTACTTCACCACCATTTAGAACGGCAACATCCGCAATCCATTTACCCTCTTTATCGCGATGTTCTAGCACAACTTCATCCCCACCCCTATAAGTGATACTTGGAAAATCCTGGAATGCATAGGGTTCTTCTACCTTACAATGATGACAAGTCCATGTAAATTGAATGTTCTTTCGTTCTTTCAAGAGTTTGGCCATTAATAACTTCGCGTCCTTGTGAATCTGGGCTTCACTCGGTTTATCATAATACGAACAGGTGTTGGTAGGGGAATAGTGGGCAAAATGGGCACGGCGGATTTTGCCCTTTCTCAGGATCGCTTTTTGATTGCAGTCGATACACCTGTACTGTTTATCCTTGCTGGCGTCTATTGGTGATATATAGGTGTTGGATTCAAGTTCGAGTGCACCCAATGAGAGTGAATCGGCCATCTATATCGTAGATGTGTATTAACTTTAGGCAATGCGATATTATTTTATCCCTAAAAGGGATAAAATAATAAAAACAAATGTGTGATTCTAAACAATCCGCCATCGTTCGAATAGAATCGCGGCTAACACTTGAACATCTCGTTCTGCGTTGTGCGCATTTACAGGAGCCGGCCGACGAAAGGTATCTTGATAGAGTTCATCAAGACGAGGAAACCGATACACGCCAGGAGTCCGTGGTTCAGGAAATACAAGTTTCATCTCGTCCTTTGCCTCTTCTGCACTACAGAAATCTGCCTCTATTGGCCAAAATACTCTCGGATCGATTCCTAGTCGCCACTTATATGCGTGAAATAATACATTCTTGTCAAAATGCAAGTTATGGGCAGCAATCACATATGCATTTGCTACATCATTCTTGAATAGCGTTAGAACATCCAGAAGCTTTTCACCGTCACGTAAAGCAGTTGCATGATCAATGCCGTGAATATTTGCCGACGAAGCTCCAATGCGCCATCCCTCGGGTCGAATAATGTGATATTCGGCACGTTGAAGTTCTTTGTCTTCATAAATATGCCAGCAGATACTAACAAGATCAGGCCAGTTACGATTGCTCTCAAGTGCTCCTATCTTTTTCTCTCGCGGAAGCCCTGTCGTTTCTGTATCAAGTACAATTATTTTGACCATGTAACTGCAACAGCGTTATAGATAAACCATACTTAGGGTTTAGGTGCTGCAATATCTGCTCGAATCATCCCTATAAGTACATCTTTGTTCTTAGCAGAAATTCCTTTGATATTTCGTGCTTTACAGATAAATTCAAGATTAGCCTTTGTAAAGATTTCCAAGTTCACATCCACAAGTTCGGCATTTGTAATAGGAATATCATCCTCTACTACGAGTTCTTTTTTTTTACACTGTGTTAAAAACTCAGCATCTGTTAGACTACTCCGTACCTTGTATTTGTTATACAATAGAATTTGTGCTACTTCTGGAATATGATAACTCGAAGTATCGAGCTCCCATAGTTCCCCTGTTCGCATATTTAAGAGTTTAAACTTGCGGCGGCCACGGGTTTCTTGATATGTCTCCTGCCACATCCATGCATAGAGAATTAGTTGTAGACAGTGTTCCAGTTGAAGTTCTTTGACGCACTTGAGTTCCCAAACTGTATCCTCTGTAACTGCATCCAGCCGCCCTGCAATTGTAACCTTTCCAAAGTCCTTCACATAATAATTGTCCACCTCAATATCCACTTCATACTGAGTTAACTTGGGCAAATATTGATCCAAAATTGCATGACACTCTTCCACCATCGAATTCGTTAACCATCCATAGGAGGATAACTGAGCAAGCTTCGAATTATATCCAGTTGTGATGGCTTGCCAAATAGCGGCTAAATGCAGAAAATCAGCAGTCTGGAATTCTTCAGGATGGAATTCGGCTGGGAGTGATTTCACCTGGCTGCAAATAAAAGGAGATATATTTTTCAACTTCTGTGCTAGTTTATAAATTGTACAGGTTCCTGTTTCATTTGCTTCCCATATCATGGGAATGACCGTTCCATTCAGATCTGATACACTTTCAGAGGTTCCATAACAATTCTCAGCAGTCCCTGGAATCTCTGTATTCGTTTGAACAGGAGATTGCAGAGTAAAGATAGCCTCTCGAATATGGTGAAGGGTTACGAGCGCATCTTCCGAGATATATTTAAGGAGATCCGTGGGAGTCGTGCGAGCTTCCTTAGACGTTGCAGAAGTGCCTATTTTAAGCACAGGAGCCTTATAGGGGATTCCGTCGAATTTTATATAAGGGCAGGATCGAAACTCTTCATGCGTTTTTCGAAGAAAGGGGAGGGGAATGGACTGCGAACTCTCCAGAACGATAAGGCGTTCTTTCGCTCTTGTTACAGCTACATAGAGTTCATTCGGACACTGGGTTCGTTGTTTGCTACGACCATAGTAGGTAAACCAGTCATTGTCAAATCCGAATAATACCACCACAGGGCGTTCTCGCCCCTTTGATTGATGGATAGTGCTGAAAACAACTTTCCCCTGAATCACATCATCATTGATTTCACCTTCATCGGATGTAGGCACATAGCAGGGAATACCATCTGCAACTAAGCGATTTTCGAGTTTGCCGACGGGCGTACAGTTCCCCGATTTGTTCTTAATAGAGGGTGCAAGAATAAAGATATCGTCTGGCTTGTATGCTTTGGAACGCAGCAGCTGTTTTAGTTCCATATAGACTGGCTGTACATTAAATGGCTCCCCGCGAATATAATGCACAGGAGCCCCCTCTTTAGCGGCTACCATCCATTCAGATCCAATCATAATGTGATTCACAAAGGCTGCAATCTGATTTGTGATTCTATAACTGATACGAAGAGGGAATTCAAGCATAGGCTTCGAATCCCATAACTTGCCTCCAAGTGTTAGAAAGCGGCTATCGGCCTCCTTAAATTCATAAATAGCTTGGCGTGGATCACCGAGTAATATGATCTGCACGGGTTTTTTGTACTGGGCAAGGAACTGGCTGATAAAATAAAAGAGAATGGGGGTCATATCCTGCACCTCATCAAGCACAAGAATATCAAAGGGGGCAATGGCCTGTCTTGGCGATCGATTGGCCTTAATAATGACTTGGAGTACATCATCTGTATAGGCCTTCTTATCATAGTATTTTACTGCAAGACTATGGTAGGTGTGAATTTCAACGTTATCAATGCCCTCTTTCACAACGCGCTCTCGAACCTCGAGTTTGAGAAGCTTATTGTATGTGATTTGAAGGATCTTTTTGGGAGCGACTTTCTTGGCCAATGAGAGAACGGTCGTTGTTTTACCAGAACCGGCCACTGCAGAGACGAGTACATTCTGACCACTGCATATTGCATCTATAATGGCTTGTTGTTCAGAGCTTGGAGTAATCATAGGATGGATGACTTCGAGCGCTGTATATAAGAAAATGTAGTAGGCGTTTAAGCTGGGTCTTTAGTAACTAGATATTAAAATTTGAAGTCATTAAAATATACAAATTAGATATTATATTCATCTGCTTGGTATAAAGTAGATGTCCACAAGAGCAACTAGAATTCCTTACACGAAAGATAGACTTGATAATGCTATTTCAAGGGACAGGGCGAGATTGGTTGGCTGGGTGCTTCCAGATACAACCAATGCGGTCACAACTGAACCAGAGCAAATCAATCGGGATTTGATGATTCACTTTGTGTGCAATTGTGGTGTTCCAGGGTACCGGCGCTTTCGTGCACTAGTTGATAGCGGCGCATTTTGCGAGGCTCATGCAAAAGCTAAGCAACAAGAAAAATTCGAAGCAACTTCTCTTGACATATATGGCTTTCGTAATCCTATTATGAATTCTACAGTCCGCGCGAAAGCCAACACAACAATCCAGGAACGTTATGAGGTTGCGAATATCTCCCAATCACCTGCAATCAAAGAAAAGAAGAAGATAACAACAACCCAAACTCTTGGTGTTCCTTTTACATTTCAAAGTCCAGTTGCTAGAGAGAAATCAAAAGCAACTAATAGGGCAAAATTGGGAGTTGATTTCCCAACCCAAAGTCCAATAGTCAAGGCTAAAGTAGTTCAATCGAATCTTGAACGAACTGGTTATGAGTATCCTTCTCAGAATCCCGCGTCAAGAGCCAAAGCAATTGCAACCTGGATTGCAAATCTAGGTACAGATAATCCTCTCAAGTGCCCAGATGTTCAAGAAAAAATCCGAGTTCGGATGATTGAATTGTATGGTCATGATAACCCTTCAAAGTGTCCTGCTATTAGGCAAAAGGTTATTGCTACTTCATATGGGAGTAAAGTGTTTGCTATGCCGAGTGGAAAAGAACGTGTAGTTCAGGGTTATGAGCCACACGCTCTAAAAATCCTCCTTAATGAAGGTATTGAAGAGGATGATATTCTTACTGGGACAGATATCCCAACAGTTGAATATGAGCATGATGGAAAAACTCATACGTATTACCCTGATATTCTTATCAGATCTCAAAATAGAATAATAGAAGTAAAGTCTGTATTTACGTTACTAGTGGATTTAGAAGTAAATATCACAAAGCAACACGCATCAATTCGTTCTGGATTTGACTTTGACTTTATGGTGTTTGCTGGCCCCAAAGCAAAATCAAATAATACGCCGGCATTAATTTCAGCTGAAGAGTTGATAGAGCTGCTGAAAACGCCCGAAAGTATTATTAGCATCATTGATAGTTGCGAAGCAGACGAAACAAACAGTGAAAACACTGTTGTTTATCCCGATTGCTAGTATCTATTTTAGTCCGATATGTCTATTTTAAAATGTATGTATGTCTAAAATTTGACTCACCCATACTCTCTCCCATCACCAACAATGCCCACCGATTACTTCCGTGGCTTCCGCAAGGCCTATGCTTCTATCATCAAAGCCTTTGCAGCCAATAATATTGTGGCCCTCTTTGTCACAGGCGTTCCCATCTATTACATTCTGAGCCTCGGGATCTATCAGACTGCACGATCCGTCATCTCCTATTACACCAGCGCCGTCTGGGTCTTCCTCTCCATTCTCATAGTGGCCTGGGCCATTGCTGCAATTGCCGTCTGGAAAACAATGCCCAACCTTTTAACCGTCGGCATCTTTGTTTATAAGGCGTTTGGCTACTGGTGCCTCGTGAGTTCTTTCCTCGTGGCCATCTATCTGTCGCCCTATGTCCCCAGTCTAGTGCTGAGCTATGCCCTATGGGCACTCCTGCCCTCCATTGCGTTCCTTCTGATCTGTGGTGATATCCTCCGATCTGTTCGAACACGTCTGTACGAAGTGCTGGAGAAGCCAGCAACTGCAACAGCAACAGCAACAGCACCCACTGTGGTACTGGACGCACCTTAAAGCCCCACCTCCTATCCCTCTATACCATGCCGAACGAATGCGACAACTGGATCCGAATCACGGGACCCGCCCACCTGTTGCAGCAGTTTGAAACAAGGCCGTTCGATCTTGACACCTATGTTCCAAAGCCTGAGCAGTACAAGGGCCCTCAGCCCAAAGAAACCTATTTTGCTGCATCGGACTGGGTGCAAGAGAACTGGGGAACACGCTGGATTGCGGATGTAAACACCCACGAAGAGGTTCAATTGCAGCCTGTGAACGGCGGCTTAGAAGCCACCTTTATCTCCGCCTGGGCGCCTCCCATTCCTTTTTACAATACGTTGGCCGCACAGTATCCCGATCTCCAATTCGAGTATGAGTACGCCGAATGGGGCATGGGGTTCTGCGGTCACGGAATCGGGCGGTTCGAGGGGCTCCCCTCTCATTACGACTATGGAACCAAGGAGGAGATGGAGTCCCTGAATACATTTAGGAACTGGCATGTCTGCATCTGGAATCCGCATTTCATAGAACCCGAACCAGCTGCAACCGCCTAAGGCAGATGCCCATTGAAACCCTAATGGACACCCCTCTTCACACCTTCCATGATGGCTCCACACTCCGCACGATATCTGCCAAAGAACTGATCAACCTCCCTGTTTGGAAAGGGAATCGAATTCTGGACATATCCCATGCAAATGCGATTCAGCAGGCTATAAAAGGCGCTGTCCAACAACTCGACTCAGGGTACCGAATCGTCCAATACAACGAAGAGGATGCAGGGGGCAATCCGATTCGCCAGTCCTATTTGATCGACGGCCAGCACCGCGCCCATGTTCTCAGAACCCATTTCCAAGAATCCCTCTGTGAATCTGATTTCACCGTTCTGATGACCGTGAAGCAAGTAGAGGACGAAGAGGAGGCCATTGCCTTTTTCAATGCTGTTAACAACTGCAAGCCGCAGATCTGGCGCTTAGAGCCGAACCTCATTCTGAACAAGTACATTGGCGCCCTGACGAAACAGTTCAATACGAACAAGAAGATGCTGCTCCTCCGCCCAGGATCTGCCCGCCGACCCTATTTGTCAACGGATAGACTCCGCGAGAGTTTACGCATTGTTCTAAATTTGTTGAAACAGGAAGACGAAGAGGTCGTGAAGTTTGTGGATCGTGTGAATGAATGGAACAAGCGCGCCATCCGTGAAGCGGAAGTGCACCTGACGATTGCTAAAAAGGCAGATGTCTCCATGCTTGAGAAGTGCATCTGTATCAACTTCATGTTGTCATTTGATTCCGAGCTGAAGTGGATTGTGGAGTGCTTGGTGGCACCCTAGATTGCCGTTGAAAGTCCTGTAAAATGCAACAAGATCTAAGTTCGAAGTACCGCCTAGTATAAATGTAAGCCCCCACCCAATATGGCCGGGGGCTTACATTTATACTAGCACTAGTGTTAAAACTCGAATTACACCCCTCCGTAGGAGGGGCGTAATTAGATTTTTAACGGTAGTTTAGGTTCGACGCTTGTTTTTCTTGGTGCGATTCGCCTTCTTAGTAGAGCGTCTGCGCCCTCCCTTATGCGCTGAAGCTTTAATAAGCTCCGTTTGTAAAAAACTTATATGAGTTTTTAATGAAGTTGTGAATTCATTTATTATAGTGATGAGTTTTGCTAGTGGCTCTCTGTCTTTATCTGGAGACTTATTAAATATATATAAAGCATGTTCATTTTCATCAATAACTGCCTTTGTAGTTCTTATTTGCTCTCTTAAACTGTGCTCTAAGTCTAAAGCCATTCTACTTAAATTTGAGAATTTAAATGGTTGTAGAACCATCAACAAAATGAAACTCGTTATTGTTGAAAGTCCTGCAAAATGCAATAAGATTCAGGGATTCCTGGGATCCGAGTTTGAAGTCGTGGCCTCGATGGGACATATCAGAGCTCTCGAAGAGTCCCTAGATGCAGTCGGTTTGACCACCGATTTTGAACCGCGCTTTGAATTTATCAAGGAAAAGTCCAAGGTGCAGAAGGATCTAAAGGAGGCCGCAAAAGGAAAGACCGTAGTGTATCTAGCTGCCGATGATGATCGAGAGGGCGAAGCCATTGCCTATTCGGTAGCCCTTTTGCTCAAGTTGCCCTTGGCTACTACACCACGTATTGTCTTTCACGAAATCACCAAGGATGCTATCCTCAAAGCGGTCGAGAAACCAAGAACGCTCAATATGGATCGCATCTGGGCGCAGCAAGCGCGCTCTATGCTCGACCTGATGATCGGGTTCACTTTGAGCCCGATCCTATGGAACCAGGTGGCCAGAGGGTTAAGCGCAGGCCGGTGCCAAACCCCTGCACTCAAGTTGCTTATTGAAAAAGAGCAACAGATTCAGTCATTCAAGGCGGCCAGTAGTTGGCGCCTAAGCGGGCAGTGGTTCTCTGTCAGTACACCGACAAAGCTCTTCCAAGCAAACATGGAAGATGAACTCGAAGACGAGGAATCAGCCACCAACTACCTCGATATTCGCAGAACCGGTCTCCAGGCCACTGTGCAAACCAACCAGATTAAGCCCTGGTCATCCAATCCTCCCGAGCCCTTGATGACCTCCACGCTGCAGCAGCAGGCAAGCGCCTTATATGGCTTATCACCTAAAGCCACGATGCAAATCGCCCAGAAACTCTATGAAGCCGGCCACATCACCTATATGCGCACCGACAAGGCCTCACTGTCCGAGGAGGCCACGAAGGAAGCCCGTGCCCTTGTCGAAACAACCTGGGGCACCGAATTTCTTGGCCTACTTAAAGAGAGTCCACCAGAGGACTTAAAGAAGGTGGCAGCCAAAGGACTTAAAGAGAAGACGGGCACCAAAGCACCTAAAGAAGGCGAAGTCCAAGCGCAGGAAGCCCACGAGGCCATTCGGCCGACACACATGGACGTGGCCGAAGTGGACGAGGCGGGGCAACGCTTGTACACGCTGATTCGGAATCGCACTCTCCAGAGTGTCATGGCGAAAGCGCTAGGGGAAACCTGCACTGTGAAGTTCCATATGGTGGGCGAATCGGAAGAAGAGAGGCTGCCGTGGCTCACACAGGTGAAGCGCACGACCTTCCAGGGCTGGCAGATCGTGGGCAAAGTCGCGTCCATCGATGAGGAGGACGAGGACTTGGAGGCCTCGACAACCCTGTGGACACAGATCACCGCTCTCAAGCCAACCACAGTTCTACAGTGGAAGCAGATCCAGGCTCACCCCCATGAAACGAAGGCACAACCACGGTTCACAGAGGCCACCCTGGTCAGAGCGCTGGAGCAGCACGGAATCGGCCGCCCCAGCACCTTTGCGTCTCTCTTGGCCGCGGTGCAAGACCGCGGCTATGCATTAATCACTAATGTACCAGGGAAATCGGTGGAACAGACAAGTTACACCCTCATAGACCCTGCAAAACCGTTCCAGATGAAGAAGGAACTGAAGATACTGGGCGCGGAGAAGAAGAAGCTTGTGCCGACAGACTTAGGGCGTTCTTGTCTCCAGTTCTTGGAAGCCCACTTTCATCACCTCTTTCAGTACAAGTTTACGAGTGAGATGGAACAGCGCCTCGACCGGATCGAGAAGGGATTAGAGCATTGGAAGAAAGTCTTGCAAGATACGTGGCTCTCTTATAAAGACACGTATCAGACAATGATTAAGAGCCCGTCAAAGGCCGGCACGGATTCTGCTAAGATCCGCGTTCTCAACTCCGAGGGCGTAAAGGCCGTGATGACTAAGAAAGGCCCCCTGCTACTGAAAGAAGGGGCAACCAAAGACCTAACGGTCTTTTACGGTTGGCCACAGGGCGTGCCCTTCGCCTCTATTACCGAGGCACAAGCACTGGCGCATGTCACATCTGCATCTGTAGCCAAAGCGGGAGAACAGGTTGGTGTCTGGCAGGATCAGCCGGTGCTCAAGAAGTCGGGGAAGTTTGGCACCTATGTTGTCGCAGGCACAACAACAGTCTCTATTAGTGCCACGGACTCCTGGCCTGAGATTGAAACCAAGCTCAACGAGAAAGCAAGTAAGCCCTCTGGAATCCTCAAAACCTTCAAGGACTATGAGATCAGAACGGGTGCCTATGGCCCCTATATCTTCAAGCCATCTCTCAAAACCAAACTCTTTGCATCTATTCCAAAGGACACGAAGATCGAAGACCTGACGGAGGCCGATGCGGCGATGCTGTACAAGGCTAGTTTAGAAGCGAAAAAGAAGCGGTTTGTGAAGAAATAGATTAGGAGAATGCATTCGAAAGGCTGTTCAGGGCACTTGCCGCCGCATCGGATGCCTTCGAGAGCCCTGTATTTCCTGCGGCGCAGACCATATTGAAGATGAGATCCTTCTTATTATCCTTACAGAAGCCCTTGTCGTATCCATTTGCCGACAGAATATTATTGACATCGAGTTCAGTTAATTTGCTTAAAAATGGAAAGGTTGCCGCAAGCCAATCGCGTGCGGATATTTTTGCTTTGTCTTTAATGATGCCGGCATTTATGAATTCGCCCCCTAATTTATTGCATTCCTCTTGCGTATAGAGAAGCACGGCACCTGCAGGCACTTTGAGTGGATTGTTAGCCAGAGTGACTGTAAATTCCACATTGGGTGTTCCCGCCACCTGTTTGTTTATATAGCACTCGGGGGGTGGAGAAGTTGATATTGAATTCAGTCCACTACAGTTCATATTGTAGATGCCTATTACATTGGCCTCCGTGATGGGTTGAGTAGGATCTTTTACATCATAGCATAATTGGAGTCCTTGTACAGTTGTATACCATCCCCCCAGACTTTTACAGTCGGCGGGTGTATACTGTCGGTACCGAGTCAGATCACTTATCGTTTTTTTTGCCAATTGGTCGCTGTAGGGAGTCACAAAGTCTTTTACGACTTGGAGAATCCCCTTCGAATATGTCCATCCTGCTTTCTTACAGGTATCCGGGACATCCTTTTTTGTCTCATCGACAAACCCGTCTACACGGAAATAGAGACTCAGAATGAGCAGTATAATGCAGATGCCGAGGAGTATACATGCACTGATCCGGTTCCCTTTCGCCATCCCTACTCTTTATTACTATTAAAGAGTAGAGATGGGGCAACCAGCATCGAGTCCGAGATCTATTCTTCAGGTAAAAGACTTTGTGGTCGGCACATGTTTTAAAAATATTGTGGCGGGCGAGGGCCCCTATAACTATTGCTACAAGGTGACGAAGATCGTTAAAAAACGCAATGGAGACTATACGATCTATACTGTAAATCCACTGCTCAAATTGCATGGGAACGAATCATGGCATACATATAAAGGCGATGAGGAATTTAAGAAGTGTGCCTGTCCTGCGAAGCGCGTATTCGGGAAAACACGGCGATCTAAGTACCGCTTAGTATAAAATTACGCCCCCTACAATTTGTAGGGGGCGTACATTTATACTAAGCACTAGTGTTAAGAATATAATTAAGCCCTCTCCTATGGAGAGGGCTTAATTATATTCTTAACGGTAGGGATGGGACAGACTTACGGAATACAGAAAGAGGCGTATGAGAAATGGGTGGAAGCAAAGGATCTGGAGGTTGGTACCTGCTATCGTCAAGGGCACAACACAGACGGTCTGGATTATTATGGGAGAGTGTTAAAGCGATCTGCGGTTAAAAAGGGAAAAGGCCTAAGTGGAGAACGTGTTGTTATATCTTGGGAGAATGGACATACGGGGAGTCATGCTGCACATTCACTCTTTATGCAATGCCCATGCCGTTCTAAGAAGCGAAATAAGACGAAAAAGCGCCGATCTAAGTAGGGATGGGCAACAAAGCCAGTCGACAGGAAAAAGCGCTAGATCCTTCTGCACTTCGAGTCGGCAGTTCTTATAAGACGATCTGGTCGCCCGACGTGGGCTCTGACTACTTGGGAAAACTGACCAAGAAGTCAAAGAACAAGGATGGAAGCTACTCTCTCACCTTTGAAATGGGGAATTTTATGCCGTCTGCAAAAGGCGCGCACTATATTAAAACGAAACACCAAGCGAAGGAATCAGAACGGCATACCAAGCAAACACGGAAACGAGAAGGACTTCTGAAGGAGATGAAGGCCTGCGTGAAAGCGAAGTGTTCTGCAGAACAAGCGGCGGATCAGGCGTACGAGCGGCAGTTTAATAAAACAGTGAAGCAACGCTGCAAAGGGCTCTCCAAGGGCAATGGGTGGAATTCCGACTGGAATACGTGTAAGCAGGCGATTTACAAGAAGCAGAAGGGCTTTATGAAAGTGAATCACCTCTATACGTGCAAGCAGAAGAAGTGCAAAGAGATAGGCGATGCAATTCATAAAACCTATTACGGATAGATCCTGAGCGCCTTCAGAATCCAGAATACCGACGCAAATAAGACGCCACCCCAGATGGTGTCCGCAATCGCCATGCCCAGTTCATAACATACTGGACAATCGTCTGTATTTATTTCTGTGTAAAAAATTGAGAGTTGTGTTTGTACCAATTATAAATTGCAGCACAATAAGAATGCCTGGAAAAGTCTTTATTGCAAGCATGAATCTCCGTGGAGAGTGGGCTCCATCTCCTCTCGCAATTAAGGTAAATGTCACGAGCGCTCAGGCAACTGCAAATCTTAATCGCAGAGATTTCTCTCCCATGACGCATATTGAAGGTGGTTATGAAGGCTTTTGGAATTTTGAGGCATTTTGGCAGAGTGGGAAAGTGTTCGAAGATATACCTGAAGAAAAAGTGAAAGCGTTTTGGCATAAGGTGGATGAGGCAAAGAGACGCTATCCTGGGTCCAAAGGAAAGAAGGTGCTCTATGCTCGCTTTGAACATGCTCCTGATGAAAAGATGGACTATGTTACTTCTCGTAAGAAAGTGTATGTGCCTCGGTACTTTGAACTGATGAAAGATAGAGAGATGGCGGTTCGTTGGAAGAAAATGGTGGAAGAGGGGAAAGATATTGTTGTGTATGATTTTGATGGTCCTCGCACAGAAGAAGGTGGTGTGTTATGTATGGAAGTGACGGTGGATTTGTTACGGGAAAAAATAGAAGATGTTCGCCATCCCTTTGGACATGGTTACATTGTTGCGGGTTGGCTAAAAGGCATTTATCCTCAAGAGTATTTGTAAGAGGGGTTCTAAGTTTATAAAAAAATAAAAACACATAAATATAGCTAAAACGGCTGAAAAGAAGTACAATAAAACCGTGAAGCAACAGTGCAAGGGGCTCTCGAAGGGCAGGGACTTGAATAAGTGCATGTGGGAGATTAGCAAGAAAGACCGAACACCCCACGACAACCTCTATACGTGCAAGCAGAAGAAGTGCAAAGAGATAGGAGATGCAATTCATAAAACCTATTACGGGTAGGAATAAATCGGCCTATAGAATAGGATTGCATGTCAAGTGGGTATACACCTTCTACTGGCCTACCTTTTTCTACTGGATATACACCTTCTACTGGCCTACCTTTTTCTACTGGAGTTCCTCTAAGAAGCCCTCGTCCAGCCGCATCAGCAGCTGGAGCTCCTGTTCTAATAAGCCCTCGTCCAGCTGCCGCGGCCGTTCTAGGAAGCTCTTTTTTTTCATCGTCGCCAGTTCTTCAATCTGGGAAAGCTTTTTTTGTTTCTGCAGCGTCTGCTGCCTCGGTTCCTCCTGCACCCTTAATAGATCCCAGAATTCGCATAATTCAATTAGCGTTGCCAGGTACTAATAGGGAGTCAATTGAATTTGCATTAGATAAGTATGATAGGAAGCAAGGTAGGTTGTCTCACGCAGAATACACCATGCTTAGCAAAGTTCCTACGATTGATCTTACTATATATTATAAAGAACCGGCGTTGAAAGTAGCAGAATATAGCGGGCGAGGATATGACGAACATACGATTGCCCCATCAGCGTATGTTATAGACCGGAAGAAGGTTATGGATATGAAATCTGGTCGTCCGGTGGCAGGTGCTGGTGCAGCCGCTTCTGATGATGTGCTAACTCCAACTACAGATGGAAGAGTTATAGAAATTGAATCGAACTTACCAGCCTTCTACACAACCCATCATTATTTTGTAGGATATCCAGGTAGAATACGAAACCGTATTTTATTAATATTAGATGCATATGATAATAAAAAAGATCTATCTGAAGAGGATTATGCTATTCTTAAAGGCTTGAAGACAAGTCCTGTAGATCTTACTATGTATAAACAGATAGTTGCAAATAGTCGTCATGAAGGAAATGCATCTAAATGGAGCGCAAAGATCAAAGACTTGTAGAAATTATGAAACGATACAATTCTGGGAAGAAGGAACTTTTTGTAAATGGGGTGCATGATGTTAGGATACCGCCTAGCCATGTAGAGGAATTTATTAACAGTGTGTTGCGCCATTATGATATGAAATTTCCGCTAACCTATATCGCATATACACTATTAGCGCCTGTTGTCGATGTATCTATGTATAAAAAAGGTCATACTGTGGATGGTAGGGAAGAATGGTCGGTACCTTCACCTGCCCCTGCCTCTGCAGCTGCAGCTGCAGGTGCAAAGGGAGGCAAACGAACCAGCAAACAACGCCGAAAGTCAAAGAAACATCGCAAGACTCGTCATCGTCGTTAAGCTATATTAAAATACTTCAGAATCCAGAACACCGACGCAAACAGAACAGATCCCCAGACGGTGTCCGCGACGGCCATCCCGAGTTCATACTTCTTCAGAATGGCCAGACTCGTAAAATCATAGACCGCATAGACAGCTGATCCCATAAGAGCAGCTTCCTGCACGGACTTCACTTGCCACACTAAGTACCCGAGAGCGATATAGACAATAAAGGCCGCGCCTATATTGAATACGACGGATGAGCCCTGGATCCGCTGGGTCATGGCCAAGGCATACTGGCCGGCCGTCAGAAGCCAGACAGAATCAATTAGCGCAAGGACTACCATAGCGACTGCAAGTTGTTGTAAGGACGGGATCATTCTATTCTAGACACTATCTAAACCTTCTACGCACTACCATAAGGAATGGCCGACACCGTCCACATCGACGCCTTCCAAACGAATCTCCATGGCTGCCGAATTCTGTTGCAAGCCCCGTTCCCCAAGGGCAGAACGCCGCCTCTGCAAGACCACATCGAACTCCTCCGTCAGCCGTTCCATAGGCGCGTCCTGCTCACCAACACCCCTATCAGTGTTATGAAGCCCATGGCGTATGCCTACGATGCCATCTTTCACATACGAGAGGTCGGAGACTGGTCGCTCGCCCTCACCTACATTCTCCATGCACCCAAGGATGTGCTCGTGTTCATGGAGGAACTGCCGGTGCCCGATGGGGTCTGGTCGAAGCTCCCGAAGTCTGTGACGGTTCTGCACCAAGTAAGCGCCCCTCTGAGACGACTGGATCCGTATGACACCATCTTTTTTGCGCCGATCGAGGATTTGACGAGTTCTTATGCGGATCTCGTGTATAAGCAGCTTTTACAGATCTACAAGAAGACCTATGTAGCAAAGGAGTTCAAGGAGATTCTGCAGGAACTGAGAGTTGCCAAGGCCGGATTGGCCTGGACGCGTATGAGTGAGGCTACCCCAGCAGGCGCCCTGTATTGGTACGATCCTGTGTCGGAGAGTTCGGAGCAATTGTCTAAAAAACAGTTAGCCGATCTCTTTTCGTTCTTGTCTGTGCAGTTTCAGTAACCTACGAGAGGAGCCGATCGAGGATTTTCTCCAGGTGCATTCTTACGAGTTCCGCCTCTCCGCCGCCTCTGCCTCCTTCGTCGCGTAGATCGCCTCATTCTCTACTAAGTCCACTTACTTTACTGCTGCTGCTGCTGTTGCTGCTTCTGCTGCAGAACATTCGGATCACCTCCACCGCGGCGCCGGGTGCCTGATCCCTTCTTCATGGCCTTGAAGGTGCCCTTCTTGGGCTTGTAGCCCGCCTTAAACAGACGCTGAATAGCTTTCTTGCCAAGCGCATGCTTCCTGCGGCTGACAATGCGACCCGCCTTCGTCTTCATCAGATCCCCCTTCTTCAAGCCGCCGCTCGTACGCTTCGCCGTTCCGTGAAACACCTGCGCCTTGGAGCCGATGTTGATTTCCGTCATGGTTCTATTGAGCCCTTCGATTTTTTTATTCACTGGTAAAAAAATTGAAGAGTTTAAAGTCATAGCGAGAAGGTACTCTAGACGTCTTCTCTATCCAAAATGTCAACGACCAAGAAACTTGTACGTCGCACGTACACCAAAACGGCGGAGGGTCTCTATGTCTGTCCTGAATGTCCGACCTATACGGCGGTCAATCAATCGACCATGTGCATGCACATGAACAAGTACCACGATCCGAGCCGAGAGATCAAATGCACCTGGTGCGACAAGATCTTTGTGGAGAAGAAGACCTTGGAGGATCACTTGAGTACAAGGGCGGGCAAGGGCGGTCATCCGTCTCTTGCAAACGCCACGACCGGATTTGCATGTCCTTTCGCGGACTGCACATTCAGCAGCCCTTCCAAAGGGAACTGTCGGACACACTGTATGCGTGTCCATGTGGCCAAAGAGACGAGTGCGATTCTGGAGCGAACCAAGGACTCCATTGAGTGCAAGACGTGCACCCGAACCTTCGATACAATGACGGGGTTCTATTACCACAGCATGGGCTGTATATCCCTGCCTGTAGGGGATGAGCGGCATGCGCTGCTGGAGCAGATCGCTTGAAGAAGCAAGGCCTGTGTTTTTTTAATCGTGATCGGGCACGTTCTTATGCAAGTGAGCTAAGCTCACTTGCATAAGAATATGCCTTTGTACCGTTAAGAATCTAATTACGCCTCCTCCGTCGGAGGAGGCGTAATTAGATTCTTAACACTAGTGCTAGTATAAAATTAAGCCCCCACCCATATTGGGTGGGGGCTTAATTTTATACTAAGCGGTACTAAAAGCATCGCTTTTAGTACTCAGGCACCACATTAATCTGCTGCACTAGTGAATAGGTGTGATAGCCGAGGGCGGCGGATCCTGCCATAATGCAGAGTTCATAGGCCGCCCGTGCACTCTCCCGCTGTCGGAGGCCGATGTAGATGAGCAGGGGGGCGATCAAGAACACGTGGATCGCGTTAATCCATACATAGCCCGAATGGCTCTGCAACCGAACAAGGAGTTTGTAGGCTTGGTAGATCAGAACAAAGATGCCGAGACCGAGAATGGTATTGTATGCCCACAAGGGCATATCCGTACGGAAGAAAGCGATGGCAAAGAAGAGGGGCACCACAAATGCAATATGGAAGAGCGACAAAATTAGATGACCGTCAAAGTGCATTGTCTCTACAGTTGCTTGACTAATTCGGTTGCCGATTCAAGAGCGCCTTCGATCCAGGCTTGGCGCATGGAGAGACTCTCGCCACAGGCCGACACGTGCTTGCTGACCTTAAGAGCGGTTCGACACATATCCTCAGGATCATAGGAACCGGGGCGCCAGTAACTGCAGCCGTCGTGCCACGGATAGGTGTGGAATTCGGTCGGCTCAGGAATGGTCAGGTCGGGGAACAGCCGTCGTATCTCCTTCATGACCCTCGTCTGCACGAAGGGACGGTGCTTCGTATCGAGCATCTTGATCCAGTAGCGGGCGTCGTCCCCGTCCGTATACGAGATCATACACAGCCCTTTGGCCGAATTGATAGGAATGAAATAGCGAATGACATTGTCAGGAAAGACCTGATTCCCCTTCAGAAACGAGAACCAGCTTTTACCCTTTCGAACCGGGAAAATGGCATACATTCGGATCAACGGTTCCATCGTCAGATGCTTCAGAACGGGCATATGCACAGAGGGCAGTTTCTTCAAGGGAAAGACGGGCATCGCCAGAATGCAGTGATTGGCATGCAATTCGCCTTTGGCCGCCGCCGGCCGCAACACACCCTTTTCGTAGTGCATGGGCTGCATCAGAACACAGACACCCTTGGGCTGTTCCTGAACATCCAGCACCTTCACATTTAACTGAATCATCCCTCCCAGGGCTTCATACTCCTTTTGCATATGATGGGCGACCGACTGGAGTCCCTCCTGGCAGACATAGAACTCTTCGGAGCCGCGGAACTCGGAGGCAAAGGATCGCAAGCCCAGGTCGGCGCGCAGAGCCCAGATCTCCCCCCAGTACGGAAAGAGTTGGAGGAAGTCATGGGCTCGGGAGCCGTGTATCCGTGTCAGCAGTTCGCCCAGGGTGTGTGTCGCCAGAATCCGAGGACTTAAAGACTTGAGGGGATCCATGAAGGTTGGGATGAGTTCTGCAAAGCCACTGTGATCTCCACGGCCAATGGGGATCGAATGCAGTCCATACTTCTTGATCAGACCGAGGAGCATGGGGTGGCGTTCTGAATAACGGCCGGCCGCAATCTCCCACTGTGCCCCCTTTTGTTTATGGGTGAGCATGCGGCCGCCGACATAGTCGTACTGTTCCAGAATGCAGATCTTCTGATCCTTGTTGCGTTTCAACAATTCGAGGCCACACAAAAGCCCTGCAATGCCCGCCCCGACAATTAAAAAATCATAGTGCATGTCCCTATTTCTAGTTTGGATTATTCAGTCCCGCCCTTGCCGCTACGTCGCCCGCCACTTCAGCCGCGGCGATGGCCGCCGGCGCGGCCGCCATTGCCGCACGCGTAGCGGCATCCGCCTTCTCCTTCTCATCTTTCAGTCGTCTCGTCCGCTCCGTGCCGTGCTGCATCTCCCACTTTTCGTTGACCCAAGGCACCGAACAGTTGAAGAACTTCCCCACCTCATTCATAGCCTGAAAGGAGAAGTTGCGCAGTTCCTCGAGTTCAATCCGCAACTGGTTGATCAGCGTGGAGGCGGCCTCGGCCGAATAGCTGGTGCCGATCTCGATGCGCCGAAAGAGGTCGATGGCTGCCCCGTTGAAGGCATCCAGAATGTCTCGAATCTCATTGCTCTTCTGGCGATCCCGCTCTTTCCGTCCCAGTTCCCGCTTCCAGTCCTCCTCCGTAGCCTCCTTCATAAGATAGCGCACCCCAATCGACTCATTGTTTAAGGGATCCAAGTGCCGTTCGTAGCGGTGGCGCTCGACGTCCATGATGTGGTAGCAGATGCGGAGAATATCGAGGATCTCCTTGCGATCCTGTTTGACTGCTTGACGGAGCGCCGATTGAACATGATAGGCCTGGGGCAAGCCGCCGCACGGAATGAATCCAGGATTTGTGGGCGCGAGCTGACCGCCCTTGGCAAGCCACTGAAAGTAGTGGGGGTTGTGAATGTGGCCGGTCTTGATGGACTGGCCGGTGTTCCAGGAGAACGGTTTATGACAGCTCGTGCAGAACATTTGATCGCAGTTCCGAACAATCGTACCATCTATCAGTGCAACTCGGCGACTCTTAGTGCCTTCCTCGGTATCCACTGTAAATCCATAATAATGGCCATATCCGATCGATTCGATCCGAAGGGAGGAAAGAGGGCGAGTAGACTCGCGATTGTAGCCCTTGAGATCAGAGAACTCATGAATTCTACGCAGATAGACATCGACCTCGAGCTCTGCGACGCAATTTGTAATAGTATCTTTGAGAGCAAGTGTATGCTTGCTACTGACAGTGTACGACATACCATTTGACTGGTGAATAGTATACATATCATCATCCCCTTGCATAATACGAATTACACGGCGTAGTTGACCATTATCTCCCATCAGTTCATCCCCTATCTGTATATCTTGACTCATAACAACTGATCCATCGATTCGTTGAAGGGGAGTATCTGCTGCAAAGCACCCGTCGATCTTCGAGATCATCTCACCGCACGAGGGACAGGGCTTCGTGTCCTTGCGAATGAGCTCCGCGGTCGCCAAGGCATCGGCCGTGCACGTATGGGGCGCATCCCTATTCAGCCCCTTAATCTCGAAGCAATCGGGGCATGCCCAGGTACTGCAGATGCCGCACTTCCAGGCGCTCGACAAGAACCCATTGCATTCGGGAACGGTGCAGCGGCGAATGAATTTGCTGGCGGCCGCCCTGGCTGTTTCACTGGTGGAATTCTCATCGCGCCCCTCGCGGACATTGCGGATTCGCCGCCACAAGGCGGTGCGTTCCGCCTGGATCACGGCGATCTTCTTGCTCATCTCGAGCTCGAGCTCCCGTTGTTTTGCCGCCAATGCAATATCGTCCTTGCCCATGGCGCGTGCCTTGATCTCCCGTTCTGCAACGACCTGATAGGCAGGGAGGAAGCTCTTCTCGCGATTCAAAAGTACCGTTTGGCGATGGGTGAAGTAGGTCTTGTTCAGAAAGGTGTTCGAACAGACGGTGTTCAGGAAGGTGCGCGGCCAGCTCGTGCGGCAGTGCATGCAGTGGGGATCCTCCAGACTGCTGCACATGTAGGTCTCGACGCACTTCACGCAGGCCTTCTTATGACACTGGTTGCACTCCACCTCTTTTCGTACCACGGAGGTATACGCGTCGGCACAGATGGGACAGGCAGGGGCTTCGACGACTTCATTCTTGGGCTTGTCATCGGCAGCTTTCGTACGCTTTCGGGGTTTCTTGATGGGCTCTGGCTCTGGAATGGGTACTTCTGGAACTTGCTCTGGCTCTACAGGCACCTTCCGTTTCAATCGTAGTTTCTTGGGCTGAATCTCTGACATAGTTGACTCTTTCTAAACGGCATAGACGTTCAAATTTAAGCCATTTGTTTCTTTACTACAGTAGGGCATGACATGGAACAATATACAAAAGTAAAGGCATGTTTTGATGAGAATGAATGCAAGCTCATCACAACATTTGAAGAATTTGAAGAACTACGAAAAGGTGTATGTAAGCAATATTATCAGTATGTACGGGTTCGATTCACGGGCTCATGTTCGCACGAGTCATCTGTTGTCTTCACAAATTTCTATCTAAGAAAAACGGGCAAGAAGTGCAAAGACTGTGTTAAAAAAAATAGTATTAAATTGATTAAACAGGCCAGTCAATCGAATATAATTGAATCGGATGGTATAGCTATTATTGAAGAATATTTATCACCTCTATATGAAATTATACGAACAAAAGAAGGTTGTTTAGCAGATCTTGCTATTCGTAAGAAAACTGAGCTGAGTAATCAATGGATTCCTGTACAAGTGAAAGCAACTCTACAACTCTCGCATGGCATGTATTCATTTACATTAAATCACAATGATTATACGAATATGTTAGTAATATGCGTTTGTATTTCTGAAAAGAAGATATGGATTCTTCCTTATAATCATCTGGATATAAAATATAAAATCAATATTTCTGTTGCATCAAAATATAATAAATACTTGGCGAAGAGTCCTACAATTATTGATACATATCTGTCTGAAATTATATATAAAGATATCGATAGCATTCTAGTACCAATTACGGCACTACAGCAGCGAGAACAGGAATATGTTAAAAAGAGGGAACAGGCTATTCCATTTTTACAATATGACTATCCTGCAATTCAGAGCACATGCGTGGATGTACTAGTAAATGGAAAGAGGGTTCAGGAAAAAGTATTAGGGTATACAGTATCAAAAAATGCATTGCATTGTGGATTCACGGTAAACAATGGTCTAATAGACAAGAAACGAACCTATCGATGTTATAAACTAGGTGAAAATGACTACTATTGGTTGCATTCATCCATTGATGATCGCTTTTGGATTATTCCAGAACAGATTCTTCATGAGAAAGGGTATATTTCAAACAAAGATGAAAGTAAGCCAAAACGAGTATTATGGTTTAAAGCAGAAGATAATAAAAAGAAGAACTGGCTTGATGTATATCAATATAACTATACTACAATTGAGAAGGACATAATTATGAAGGTCTTTGGCTAATTATTAAAAAATATACTCATTTTTTAATAAAATGGTTCGGTCGAGAGCGGGATCGAACCGCTGACTTGCATCTTAACAGGATGCCGCTGACTGCCTACTGAGCTACTCAACCACCAATGGTACCGTAGAAATATAAACTAAATTTCAAACGCACCAACATAATTATTGCCTCGTCTGCCTCTTCCGCGTTTTCCTCCTTTTAGTATTCCGTTTCCCTCCCTGTAGAACACGTACCGTTAAGAATCTAATTACGCCCTCTCCATAGGAGGGGACGTAATTAGATTCTTAACACTAGTGCTTAGTATAAAATTACGCCCCCTGCAATTTGCAGGGGGCGTAATTTTATACTAAGCGGTACCTCATTCATACCATTGTATTTGTAATTTTTAAGCAAATCCGCCAATACATCGTAATTTATACGATAGCACTGCAACAGGGCTGGGAAATCTGGATTGTCCTTTTTGAGTAATTTACTTAATTTCTGAGAGACTATTGTCGGAGGCATCACTTGTATTTTTTCGTTAATTGTATATATCTGATCCCATGTCCATAGTGTGGCGCCCCCCACTTTGGCCACAATAAACCGTTTTTTAATCAAATAATTATACAACTCCAGATAGGCATCCTTACTACCATACTTGCCAATTCCAAACCATCCCGCCTGTTTTACCGTACCGTTAAGAATCTAATTACGCCCCCTCCATTGGAGGGGGCGTAATTAGATTCTTAACACTAGTGCTAATATTAATGTAAGCCCCCATCCATTATGGATGGGGGCTTACATTAATATTAGGCGGTACACGGATTGGATTGGAGTGTAAGAATCTGTTTGGGCTCGGCCTGTGCAATAAAATTATCGAACTTTATTTCATTATTGGCATTTTCAACTACTTTATCTCCCGCAATAATGGCACCTATCCCTGCAACATTCTCTAAAATAGATGCCATCCCCTATTCTTCAATGAGATTTATTACAGTACTAAATGCAGTGTCGCCTCCTTCTGAATATTGTAATCACTGAGAGTGCGGCCATCCTCAAGCTGCTTTCCCGCAAAAATTAAACGCTGCTGGTCAGGAGGAATGCCCTCCTTATCCTGGATCTTGGACTTCACAGCCTCAATCGAATCACTGGGCTCCACATCGAGCGTAATGGTCTTCCCCGTAAGCGTCTTAATAAATACTTGGTAGGGCATTCTATACCTTCTCCTTCGTTTTTAAACGGGTCTCCAACGTTCGAAACTGCTCCTCGGTCACGGCCAGTTCAAGGATCAGAACGTGCCCCCGCGCATACTCTATCAGTGTTTCCCGCAGCTCCTTGTCCAAGCGAGAAGTCCCTTGTAAGTGCCCTACAAGTCCTTCTACCTGGGATACATGAATCTCCAGTCGAGCTCCTCGGACTTCGTAGAACACCTTCATCTACGGTAGCGTTAAGAATATATTAAGCCCCTGGTCAGGGGCTTAATATATTCTTAACGCTAGTGCTTAGTATAAAATTACGCTCCCTGCAAATTGCAGGGAGCGTAATTTTATACTAAACGGTGATGGTTGTGATCCGATCTTATGTTCTTTGTATCCCGGCATCCGTATCTAGAATAATCTAAAGGGGCTCGGCCTTACAGGAAGAGAATGCAGCGAAAGCAGCCAGAACAAGAGCCCAAGAAGTTCCAGTTCTGTGATGTTCGGGATGAAGAACATGTACCGGTACTTATAATTACAAACACAACGGATGTGAAACGCATAGTCGATATCTCGGGCGTAGATCTTCTACTCGATGAGTCTTGGACGACCGTGCAGCGTAAAAAACGGAAGACTAAGTAGAGGATGAATCATGACAAGGAGGGGAAGAAGTATGAAGCTATATTGGAAGCAAATGCTAAACGAGTGGCGAATGCTGCTGCGGCAGCAGCAGCAAAAAATGCTGAATTAGCCTCAGAATTAGCCGACAAATTAGAGTATAGAGGATCAAAGATAAATAATTCAAAAGTTGCTGCTGCGATTAAAGCAAATGCAGTACTTGTCGAAGCAGCTAGACGGCATGCGAAAGCCGCTATTGCGGCAGCAAAAGCAGTCAAGAAAGAAGAGAAATTATCTCGCAGAGCCTCGAAATCCAAAGGAGGCCGCCGGCGCCGCACGATTCGCAAGTAAATTTGATAGAACCAAGCAACAACAAACTAACAACAACAAACCAAACAAATGTTCGAAGCCCGCTTTTCCAACTCCATTCTTCTGAAGCGTATCCTGGACGCCATCAAAGACCTCGTCGACGATGTCAACTGGCTCTGTACGGAAGACGGCATTGAGCTCCAGTCCATGGACTCCTCCCATGTCGCCCTCATCAGCTTCACGATCCTCCCCGACGCCTGTTCTCTCTATACGTGTACCGAAGCCATTCGTCTTGGCATGAATGTATCCATTCTTGCCAAGATTATTAAATGTGCCGAGAACGATGACTCGGTGTTGCTCCGACAGAGCAAGGACGAGGCCTCTCTGGAAATCGAATTCGAGAGCCGCTCCGGATCCCGCCGCCACGAGTTCGCCATGAATCTGATGGAGATCGATACGCAGCACATGCAGATTCCGGATCTCGAATACACCTGCTCGGTGAAGCTCCCGAGCAGCGAGTTCAGCCGCATCGTGAAGGACATGGCGGCCTTTGGCGATATCGCCACCTTGTCCGTGAAAGACGGTCAAATCCAGTGCACGGCCATAGGAGATGGTGGCAAGTCCAGCATCTTAGTAAAACAGGACAAGACGGCCAAGGCGGAGAAGTTCTGGACGGATATTAACTGTTCAACGAATACGGAAATGATGTTTGCGCTCAAGTATCTCGTGGCCTTTACGAAGGCACAGCCCATTGCGGATCAAGTGACCCTATTTATGATCAAGGATGCGCCCCTGTATGTGCTGTATGATATGGATGCAAAGGGCTCGGTGGGATTCTATCTAGCCCCGAGACAGGAGGAGTAATGATTAGGACGTTGGATCGGCGTCGGGATCAAAGGGAGACCAGTTTGGAACAGATGATTCGGAGATCGAAGAACAGTCGTATATCTGTGCATAGGTATCGTCCGTTAAAGGAAAGCCACTCTGCCGTAGAATGTTCCCTAGCATAGGGGACAATAGACCATAGGTCGTGTCCGCGATGTCGCCTGGTAAATTGCGCTGTACATTGTTCAATTTCTTTTTTAATGTCTGTATATCGGCCACCTGATCCACAGGAGCATAGACGACGGCATCGGTCATATCGACATTAGGAGGCTGCGGAGCGTTCGGAATCTTGCTGCTAATAATCTGCATGGTGGCATCGGTAGGGATTTCGGAGTTGCGGCCACCAGAACTAGAACCAGAACCAAAATCAATACCATTTTTACGTACATAGTTATACTCGGACTCATCCCTTGTAACATCGAACCCCTCTACGGGGGCTCGTACGAAGAGAGCGACTACGAGAATCAATACAAGTCCAAGCCATATGTAGATAACCATTTTACCCTATTTCTAGGCAGGTAATTTAGTTCGAACCCAAAGGGCTTTAATCCTCTCTTCTGTGGCGTCAGTTGTACTATTACGAATATCAGAGGGCTCCTGCTTGACTTCGGCAATAACGGTAGGCGCTACTCTGCTCTTTGAACCACAGATGCCCATTCTATAAGGGATTAGGAAGATCTCCCCTTAAACTCATGTTCTGTTAACATGCGCCGAACCGAGTCTTCGATACGAGGAATTGCAGGGAACAACTGTTCCAAGCGGCTCGTATCGAGCTCATTGTTGGATCGCTTGCCCTTGACAAACCCTTGTACAAGGGTCTCATTACTGATCTCAACCCATGTATGCGATGCATTCTGAAGATCGCGGTACATACTCAGAATGGTCGAATGATCGATTATCCCAGGATTGACAGCATTCAACGTGCCCCGAATTCCCCTAACCATACAGTCGGCCAAGCAGGGCAACACGTCGTCCAGAACGGTCATCGAGTTCGGAATACTACAGATATGGGTGTATCGAATGATTTTGCTAATGAAGTTCCGCTCGCAGTCCTGGGAGGAGATCGGCATCCGAATGCGGACATTTAAGCACGTGTCCGCGTACTGCTCGTTCAGGATTCTGTCGGTGATTCCCTTCACTGTACTGTAGGCGGAGCCGAAGAAGTTGGGTGCATCCGATTCTGTAAACGGCTTCAAACCGTCCATGGATTCAAAGATACAGCCCGTGCCCATGTACAACAGGGGGATCCCCCTCTTCTTGGACACTGAGGCCAGAGTCAACGGTGCATACAGATTGTCCTGCAGATTCTCTTTCAGTTTCCCCTCCTGTTCCAGATAGTCAATGGTGGTAAAGCCCAATCCGTGTGTGCGCCCGATCATGCAGACCATATAATTGGGCTTTACACGATCCATCTCCTCGACTACCGCTAAACGGTTGTCGGCTCTTGAAGTAGCCGCCAGAACCGTAAATCCTTTGGACTCCAAGACCTTTGTAAACTGGGATCCGATCCATCCCTTGGAGCCCCAGAGGAGGACAACGCGGTTGGACGCTTCGCGTCCAATCCAATAACTCGCCCGATCTATCGTCCGAAACCACTCCACTGTCTCATCCAGTCCCTTGTCGAACGACCACTGCTGCTTCCATCCTAGCTGCTTCAACGGCTCCGATTCAATCAAGTAGCGCTTGTCATTAAAGTTACGGTCAGCCACATACGTGATCCATTGATCCACGGGATCCCCTGGTTTCAGTATCTGAACAAGCTTGGTCGCCAAGTCCCGAATGGAGATCTCATCCTTGGACGAAATATTATAGACCGCCCCCAGAGATCCCTTCTCCAGCACTGTCAGCACCGCGTTTACGGCGTCTTCGACGTACAAAAAGGAGCGGAGCTGAGCCCCTGAGCCCTGAATGGTCAATTTCTTTCCGTCCAAGAGCTGGAACAGGAACTTTGGAATGACCTTCTCATCGTATTGTCCTATTCCATAGATATTGTTCGAACGTATGATGATCGCGGGGAACGAATAGGAGTGCACGTAGGAGTGCACGAACATTTCGGCCGCCGCCTTGGAGGCCGCATAAGGATTGGTCGGCTTCAGCAGGGACGTTTCACTGAACGCGCCCTCTGCAACGTTCTCGCCATAGACCTCGTCGGTGCTGATGTGAATGAACCGTGTAATCCGTCCATAGTCACGACACGCCTCCAGCAGTGTATGCGTCCCTACAACGTTGTCCTGGGTATAGAGCATCGGATTTGTAAAGGAGGTGTCCACGTGGCTCTGGGCGGCAAAGTGGATCACGGTGTCGATCGCGTGTACTCGCAGCAGCTCATCCAGAAGCCTCCTATCCTTTACGTCTCCCCGAACAAAGGTATAGGGGTCAATGCTCTCCTGCAGCGTGATGGTAGAACACGGGTATAGCACGTCGAGATTGACGAGCGTAACGTCTGGATGCTTCAAAAGGATCCGCCGGCAGAACGCCGATCCGATAAAGCCGCAGCCGCCTGTAACAAGTAGTTTCATCTCTTCTAGAGCATAAAACTAGCTGTTTAGATTGAGTCTAAACTTGGCAAACCTGTTCTCTGTAAGGATGGAAGCAGAATTCGTCGCCGTGGATATGAGCCCTTTGATTTCAGAACCAAACCCAAAACCAAAACCAGTTCTTAAACTCATCTGCAATGACAAGATCGCCAATCTTCTCGCCAATCCCAAAATGATTCTAGGAATCTCATCTGCCTTCTTCATATCCTATGTGTCCTTTTTGTATGCGGAGGGCGGCTTCAGTCAACAGTTCCTGCACTTTGGCCCCGGCACTACCGATCAGAACACGACCCAGTTCCTGGGAATCGTGCTCAATACCTGGTCAAAGGTGGGGCTTATGTATGTCGCCGGCTTCATCTCCTCGCTAATGTCGACCTATTACAATTATGCAATGGCAAACAACCTTCATTCCTATATCTGGAACCGTGCCATTCCGAAGGTTCCATTCAGTCAACGCTGGACATACGTGGTGGTCTTTGCAGAACCCCTGTTCATGCAGGTGCTCCAGATCATCTCTTTTTTCACCACTCTGACCCTCCAGCTCCAGTTCATTGTGCCGCAGTTCATAGGGAGTTTTATTATTGAAGTGCCCTTCACAATTCAGAGGTTACGGGAGAAGGAGTTCGAATTTCCTTAGCTCATGACCTTCTTGTAGACAGCTCTTATTTTTCGAGTATATTTTTTATATTTGCAGTTCTCTTGCTCCATCCATTACTTCTGTACCGTTAAGAATATAATTAAGCCCTCTCCATAGGAGAGGGCTTAATTATATTCTTAACACTAGTGCTTAGTATAAATGTACGCCCCCTACAAATTGTAGGGGGCGTAATTTTATACTAAGCGGTACATAATACAAATTTAAGCCCCCCGCCTCACTTTTTGCCCTAAAGGTCAAATGCACGAGTGATACTCACCGCCCTCTGGGTGGTGAGTATCGATCATTTTCCCTTAGCTATCAAATAGTTTCTGGCAGATCCCGTTCTCAAACCGAAGCCAGTTTAGATGGATCGCATAGACAAAGACCTCCCAGCCCTGTCCCACATCTGCATTAAAGCCGTTTGGCACTGCAACCCCCTTCGGAACTTTTACACGCAGATCCAGACGAATGGAAGAGGCGCGGCTCATATTCAGAGAACCCGTCGGCTGATGGCTATCGGGCTGCAGAGCAAAGGAGTAGCCATAGGTATAGGCTGCCCAGGCATTCCAACCACCCCTATGCGCCTTGGCGATGGACTGGCGCCACCACTCTCCCTCGGCCTGTTCGACCACCAATCCATTGATCCGCAGCGTGGCATAGGCGAGCCAGGGCTCGGGTACTGCGATCGGATTGTACTGAGTAGTCACAATGGGCGTAAAATTATTCCATTCATTATTGATCTGAACGGCCTTTCGCCGAAAGACCCATACGATCTCTTGGCAGGGATGGTTCAGTTCCAACGGCAGAGAAACCTCAATAGTATCCGATCCCGAATTTGTCTTGCTTGTCAAGTACTTATAGGGTTCGTCAAAGTGAAAGGAGGTCACGAACCGGCTCATCTGTTCGAACGGCTTGTGAATGTAGGCCGATCGCTGGTTCCCGCCAATCAGCCCCGTATACGTCAGAACACGAAAGTCCTGGAAGGGAGGAATTTCAGACGGAGTCACGTAGTTGAAGGAGGCGTCTGTCTGTGTTGAACGAAAGGTCACTGTCTTGCCTAGCGGTGAATCCGTACAGGATGCCCTCTGTCCTAGACAAGAACGGACACAGTCCGTAAAGGGACGGAGCTGCACGTGAATGCGCACAGAGCCCTCGGCGGCTGCCACGAGAGGGAAGACCTCCTTGCCTCGTGTCCTCATGAAAAAGAAGGGCAGCAGGCAGAAGTAGACGCCGTCCTGAGTGGGAAAGGCGCGGTTCGGATTCATGGTCGCCCTATTCGTGGCTACATTGGCGAAACTGGTGATGCCGGCGGCATCCGTAGTTAGGCCAAACAGCATGTTCATATCGGGGATCAGGGACGAATAGAGCTTGATAAACTCACCGTCGATGCGTTCCAAGGTCTGATCGCCCACTTCAAACTCTGCATATTCGATAATAGATGTCCCCAATGAATTCACATATGTCCATGCATTGTTGTTGCTCGGATCGACCACAATGGAAGCGGTGGCCAGCTGTGCGAGCAGCTCATTGGAGTACCAGTGGCCTAAGCGGATCTGAAGTACGGTGCTCTGCAGCAGATCGCCGGCGGTCAAGGCTCCGAGCTCAAAGGTGAGACGACCGCCCCAGGCTGCCGTGCCCTTGTGTGTGAACTCCTGGCTGGCCGTATTGGCAGGGAAGATGGTGGAGGGATCTCGGTGGAACCAGGAGTTGTTGGACTGAATGGGGAAAAAGAAGTCGTCCTGGGCATTCCTGGATGCCAAGTCAATCACAGTTGTAATATCGCCAATAGGGCGACTTGACATCTCTCTGCTAACCGTTAAAAACATAATTTAAGTCCGTATTAAGGTACCGCTTAGTATAAAATTATCCTCCTCCGTAGGAGGAGGATAATTAGATTCCAAACGGTACCAAAGGATTCAAGCAGAGAAAGGATCCCTCTTCCCCCTGGAAGTCGGTGTACTCCTCGATCCATGCGGCATTGTCACAATTTACTAGAAGCCACTTCATGGCACCCGTGTCATTGACAAAGATGTAGTTCGGAATGCGATCCAGCAGTTCATCGAATCCCGCCAAACGAAGATTCACATAGCCGTTTGCATACAGGGGATCCAGTTCGACTTGGAGTCCGAGGCGGCCGTTGTCGAGCGGTATAGAGGGGAGCGCCCATTCAAGGGGCGTCCATAGGCTCTGCCGAACGACAAAGGGTGGGCTCAAGGATACGGTGCCCCCGTCGTTCGTGAGAGTGATTCGCACATAGGCATGATCCATTTGATCGTTCTGCCAGCGTACTTTGACCTGTGTCCACGTAATCAGGGGCTGGTCTTTGTCGTTCAAAGGGAGCAAGAACAGAACAACCGGCTCAGCGGTCTCCTGTGTCTCAGAATAGATGTGAGAATGCTGTATTGCATTGAGTTCGGGCTTGATCCGATTCGCGATATTAAGAGGAATATCCATAGTAGTCCGTCTACTGTCTCGCAGCTATTCAAATTTTCGATCAATCGAAAATTTGAATAGGATAGGCATGATTCAAACGGTAACCATGACGACAATCTATGCCATTTCAGGGGCAGAAACGAAATACTTTGATGTTATGTTCTGGAACGGGGTCACAGAGAAACGACAAGAGGGCATGACACTCGTGCCGATCCGTGGCTCCATCGGGGTCTTTTGGCAACTCTACAAGGATCTGATTGTTCTCGGAACAGGCTCCTTGACCAGCCAAAAAGTCAACAAGGTCTATCCACGAAAGCCTGAAGATGGCATGCCAATGACCCCTGTAAATGCCAAAGCCCTCAAGGCGTTCTTTGACTTTGCCCAGCAGACCGTGCAGCCGTTCTTCTTTATCAAGAAGGGCACCCAGCCTCTATGGTTAATGAGGAAGACGAGCGGCTATTACTACGAAGACAGGCCTGAGGAACCCTATTGGTTTCCCCATCGGATCCAGTTCGAGTTCGTACGCCTGGTAGAAGGCACTGAGACGGCAAAGCGTTTAGGCAAGGGCATGAACACCATGATGGAGATGGAAGTGTTCACGCCTCTGCCTAAACCGACGCCGCTTCCTCTTGTAGAAATGCCCCCCAAGAAAGCAACAAAAACAGCAAAGCCAACAGTACCTACAAAGGCCAAGACAATTGAACCAGTCTACAGGGAGACCGAAGAGGAGCCCCTAGATATCTCCGCGACGGAGATTATCAAGGTGCAGCCCTTTGAGCACGAGGGAACCCTCTATTATCGTGAGCCCATTAAGAACAAGCTCTATAAGCGAAAGGCAAATGGCTCCGTGGGCGACTATGTAGGTCGCTGGAGTCCCAAAGAACAGGCTCTGAATGAAGAGATCCCCGACTCCGATCGCGAGGACTAAAAAATTTGATAGTGTCCTCTTTTTATTTGTAGAGCACAAATGGCCACCAAGTCAGAACAGATTCGCCTAGAACGCCTCGAGAGCTACCGTGTGGCGCTTAAACGCTACGCCTATCCGCTCTACGAAGGGGACGTGGATCCGGTTCTCCACTATCTGCACGACCAGTACAAGCATCGTCCCTACATTCCTGCAGGATTCAGGCAGAATATGCTCCAAGGAGTGAAGGCCATCAATCACTTTGCAGCAGAGAATAAGATCCGGTTCGAGGATGCGTTGTTCGTGCTCCACGGATATGCGAATGGAGTCGCCCCTGAATATGCTGATGTAAGAGAAGAGTAGAATGGATGCCAAGCAGTGCCCCTGGTGCCAACGATGGTGTCTGAAGGATACAGCCTGCAACTATATTTTTGCCTGTGGTCTTCCGACAGGTAACTCGACCTTCCTGATCAATCATGGCTGTGGCAAATCCTGGTGCTTCGAATGTGGCAAGAAGTTCTGCGGCCAGTACATGGATCCGCAAACAGGCCAGAGGACACCTACGGCTAGAGATCATCATGACTCCATCTGTTGCACAAGGGAACCAGGCTACAAGAAGGAGGAGTACTGCTCTGGAGGGCACAATTCGCACTGTAATCCCCGTTAGAGCTGTGCTCCGCGCACAGCTCTGAGGTAAAATGATGGATGGTCGGGCATAGCCCGACCATCGTTCGTGCATTATCCCCTAGAGTATAACGAATATCAGCATTCGCTAATATCACCGCACAACTGAGAACGGCTGCATGCATTGTCATGTGCCAGAAGGTCGCCTGAACAAATGAGGAATTCCACACAAACTGCTTGCATCGATGCCCCACGCAGAACATCAGAATACTGTAGAGAATTCCCGGGACAGGGATCCAGGGCACTCCGAGCTGAATGGCGTGAATTGAATGAAGAATCGCAAGGGAATTGGCGGCCACCATATCTAAATGGTACAAGGGTGTTAACTTTGTGGAATGATAGAGCCCTGACGCTACGACGACCGCCAAATTGCTGTAATAGAGAGTCCACTGTCCCTGAAAGGCAAAGAGGGTCGCTGGCCACAGAAATGTTAAACTCGTGGCGATGAGCCATGGGTTGGCTCTATTGGCTTGGTTGGCTCTGTTGGTTTGATTTGTTCGCATTCCATAGTAAACGCATACGTACCTTAGGCAGAATCTAACCTCTGTCCAACTAGAGAATGGAGCAACCTCTGGCCAATGCAGTCTCCCTGACCCTCCTCATTCCCATCCCACTCGCTATTAGTCTCTTCTTCTATACCCAGGATCCTGTCTATCTGATGATTGGAGTGGGCTGCATCATCCTAAGCGCCTATGTAGAACGCATTAAGCCGTACTTTGATAGTCCTCGGCCTGAAGGGGCGAAGGACTGTAATGCCTTCTGCGGCGGCGGCTCCGTGGAAGGGAAGCCTGGATTCCCCAGCGGCCATGTGGCTACGGTGACCCTCTTTGTTCTCTTACTGGGTGCCTATACGCAGAGCTATTACTGGCTCCTAGGAGTCTTCTGGATTGCTGCGATGGCTTGGTCTCGTTATGAAAAGCGTTGTCATAGCGTGGAACAAGTGGCAGGAGGAGCTCTTGTGGGCTTACTAGGAGCCATGATAGGTTGTATGAGTTACTGGGTTGCAAAGACCTATGATTTTATTCAGATTATTCGCAATTATACGGCTTAGCACTTGCATTTATAGAGTTTATCGCAGGTATCCTCTCCCGATAAGCAGCATCGTCTGCAGTAATCTGCAGGTGTATCGGTAAATCCTTCTACGCGGAGGGTGAGCGCAAGAGCCACAATAAGAATGAGCAACAGGACACCAAACGGGATTGCGAACTTCTTCATCTCTCTACTAATTCTTAAACATAAAAAGGATGTCCATGAGCGTATTATGAATCGTTGGTTCAGATAATACATCCTTGATTGCAGTTATAACTTCGGGTTTTTTGGCAATAATACCCTTTAGACCGTCTTTTATGGACTGTACTAATTTTAAATCAATTACAGGAATTTGCTCATGTGCATTTTGAATCGTTGCATGAGTATCCGCAGTAACCGGAGTGGGCGGAGATGCCGGCAGATCGTCAAATGGCTCAATATAGATACAGGACACACAATAGACGCAGATCAATAGTACAAGCAAACTTACAATTATAAGAAATGCATTTAATTTGACCATCTCTATTATTAGATCTATATTTTATTCGTATTTTATATAGATACTTGTATATCCAGGGATTCCATTGACATTGATATTGGGCTGACCGTATGTCCTTCTCAAGAACTCATTGAAGTCGTTTTGGTCTAAGGGATCTCCTCCGAATGCCTGTTCCCCTTCGGATCGCCACCAGACGAGATAGGTATCCCAGAGCTGTTTGATCGTGGTCTTGGATTGATAGACAGGGAGAAGAACGGCTTCGGTAAATGAAAAAAACTGCTTCTGGGGGGTTGGTTCGGTGCTCATCTCTACTTACTCTGTCTTCATTCCCATCTCAAACACCTCGTCCACGCGCCCCTTCCGCAAATACGAAGGATCCAAACTGTTGATGAAATCGAACGACTTATTCGATGTCATGAGCAAGACTACATAGGGATACAAGCCTCTGTCAAAGTTATCCAAGAACCGGTTCCAGCTACTCTTGTCTGTAATGGCCGTTGGAATGTTCTTGTGCCGCTCGATCCCCTCATGAATCCGAATGATGGCACCGTCCACCTCTTCGAATGCAAGAACTAAGGGTCGTTCCTTGGTGGGCTCCGCTTCGTCAATTACCGTCGTCAGAATATCCCCAGGCTCCCAGGGTGAATAGGAGTTTGAATAACTGCAGCCGTACTCTTCGGCCAACAGTAGTCCAATCATAGACTTGCCGGTGCACGGTAATCCGTGGATATAGAAGACGCCCCTCTGCTTCTGTTCGTACACGGCCTTGACTCGATCCAGAATGACCCTCTGTTCTGGATGGGGCTTGGCGCCCAGATTCCGTATGGTACGCTTCCGATACCAGAGATTGTCATAGGAGCCGCGGCGATCATAGACATCAATCTTCTTCTTAGGTGCCTTTACAGCCTCCACATCACTCACCACTGTATTTTCCGCATCCACCTCATCTTCCTCCACATCATCGTTCAGATCGCGCGTCAGTTCCTTGAAAGAGGTCTCCGTAGCAATCATCCAGACCTCATGATCCCCTCGATGATCCTGTCCTACATGCGTAATATACCACTTTCCAAAGGCATAGCCATAGCCCTTGTCGTTGTCTGAGGTGTGACTGCTATGCCCCTTCACGCGCCGCTGTACCCGCCTGCATTCATCTGTGTTATTAATCGTATAATATCGAAGCCCGTATTTGCGCGTAAAGATAAAGACAACAGACCACGGAATCATGTTGAAGGCTGTCATAGCGAATCCGATGGCTAAGCCACCCCAGACACTGATGTTTGTGCCGCTGCTCTCACTTGGTGCTGTGGTAGTGTTCATTGTAAGTTTGGATAGGAAGGATGCCTTTCTATCCAAATCTCCCACTATCAAATTTAGGAAGGGCAGGCTTCTACGCCAATCATCGTTAAGAACGCTGTTTGAACACCAAACAGATAATGGAGAACTTCGCCAAGAACAAAGAGCCCGACCAAGGTATACAAGAATGAATACCCATAAAAATAAGCGATCAAGGCGGCCGCCACCACTGTCATCCAGGTATCATGAAAGGAGACACCCCACAGTCTCAGTGCATGGACACCTTGTCCAGGAATTCCCAACACATACTTATAGGGACACTTGCTCATCTACACTACCATAGCCTATAAACTTTGCTAGTTCCAAACTGCTTCTTCGCAGCAATCCGACGGATCGTTTGAACTGGTACGTGTTCGATGAATGAATCTTATGCAGAATGGTGTGCCTTGGATACAGTTGGATCATGGGTTCTGTAAAGTTATTGGTCACCTGCCGTTCCACTGCGCACACCTCTTCGTTGTCATAGGAATGCGTTGCAAAGTACCGTCTACGAAAGGCCATAGTGCAATGAAGGGCATGCTGGTCATGATAGGGCCCCGCGACCCACAACGCCTCAGGCTCCTCTTCGAACTGCATGTAGACCTTGGAACACCCTGCCAAGTCTATCTCAGGTTGTAATCGAAAGGCATCCACCACACTGGAAACACGATACGGGGAGTACCAGTCATCATCGTCCATAACAACCAGAATATCTCCTCGTGCCATTCTTATCAATTGATTCAATTTGCTTCCCGTAGGGGTCGAAGAGCAGATGCGAATATGATGCACATTTGGGATCTGTGTTTTTGCGATCCAGTTCTGAATCAGAGTTCTGCCCTTTTCCTGATCCTCAAACAATCCATCGTCCATCAGGAGCCATTCCATATCTGCATGCGGCCACGCCTGCATTCGATAGCACTCAAGAAGCGCCGGCAGAAAGTGACTGCGGTTCTTGGTTGTGGTGATAACAGAGACGAACATGTGTACCCGTCTCTCTATCCATTAAAAAGTTTCAAATTTCACTCATAGTCGCGCACGGCAATCCCCACAGGAAACCGTGGGATCCCATCGGCCGTGAGCTCCTGGAATCGCACCGTCAGCATCTTCCCCACATACTCCTTTCCGTGCTTAAAGAGTTCCGCCCTCTCCTCGTGCGTTCCATGGGGTCTGCAGCCAAACAGCTTGCCGTCTTCCGTCTTGCAGCGCCAGATGATGAGTCCCTTGTCCCCCCCCTCCCCTTCATAGAATCCCACAATCTCAAACTCCTCGTCCTGAAACTCCTTCATCTTGAGCAGATCCGTGGAGCGATTGCCTACGTCGTAGAGCCCTGTCGCATTGCGAACCATGAGCCCTTCGTATCCATCGGCCACATATTCATCATGCTTGGTCTTCAGGTCTTCCTTCTTGGCCACCTTCTCGGTAGGACACAATACAAGAACATCCCCGATGACCTTTTTATACTCTTTAAACAGCGCTTTCAGTTCCGTAAACCGTTCTTCAAAGGTCTTCTTCTCATCAATAATATCGTAACAGTGCAGCTGAATAAGGGTATGCTTGGCCTCATCCGCCTTGGTCAGCGTCTTCTTCTTGACCGTGCCGACAATCTCCTGGAAGTCCATGTCGTGCCGATAGAGCTCCCCGTCGAGTAAGATCCCCTTGGGCAATTGGCGCACCACGGCCTGGATATGCTCCAGATGGGGATAGGCTTTGCGCGTGCGACTGAAGAGGCAGGGCGTTCCTACTTTTAGGCCGCAGACGGCTACCGTGCGGGTTCCGTCGAACTTGGGCTGCACATAGCATGGAAAGACAACGTGCTTGGCCTTCTCTGGCCACTTGTGAGCCAGCATAGGAAGTGGCACAGACTCCGTGATTTCAGAGGCACGCCCTGCTGCAATGGAAGCAGAGGCTGCTGCTGACGCTGATACAGCCGCTGATACAGATGGTTTACCAGCCCCTCCCGCAGGCGACTCCTCTGCCACTACTTTGCGAACAAGACGCCGTGCTTTGGGGGTTGTTGCAGCAGAGGCAGGGGCAGATGCAGCTGCAGATGCGGCAGATCCAGCCCCTGCCGCAGCCTCCACATAGCCACTGGCCTTCTTCTTGTTCCATACAGATCGCGCCTCCAGAATGGCCTGCTGCACAGGCGTGGTCTCGTTCTTCTTGCCAATGTTCTTGCCCTCCTCCACCACCTTTTCGTCTCTCTGTACTGCTCCGCCCTCATAGCCGTATTCAGTAATAATAAGGCCATGTCCTTCTTTGGTGGCCTGCACTCGAACCCGCCAATGCTTCACCTTGCCTGTCTTGGCTTCGCCCTGCAATGGTGGAAAGTCTGCCATTATGGATACTAGTCGCTCATCATTTAAGTGATGCATCGGACTTCAATTTTATCTGCAACGAATTCTGATTTTTTTGTGCATCTAAAAGAGGACATGGCTGATACAAAGGTTCCTATTGCCACACAGATCCAGGAGATCTTTGAGCAAAATGAGATTGATGACTTGAAGCGTATGATGAGTCGCCGGCATTCCTTGAACAGCTGCAACATATGGCTTATCTATATGTTTCATTTGGTGCAATCGGGTGGCATTCTGACAACGACGATTGCAACCGGGTATAATTTGACGTATCTGATCTGGGTCGGCGTAGGACTCAATATACTGGCGACACTGCTCAATGTCTACGAGAAGACGAATGCAAATCTCTCAAAGAAGCTACTGACGGACATTGAAAGCATTAAGGCAGGGAAATATACGGACGAAGGTAGCATTGAACAGAAGCCCGAGAATGCGGCCACGACGCCTCCGACGAATAACCATTCTACTGTACTGGTGTCTCTTCCTGATCAGAAACAGACATCCAATGGGTTTACGACGCCCCTGTTGTCCTCCACGCCTCCACAACAATCACAACAATCACAACAGTCTTAACAATACACAATATACACTATTATTTAGATGCAATCATCTAAATAATAGCAAAGGTTGGAGATACCCGGATTCGAACCGGGGTTACAAGAATCAGAATCTCGGATCCTAGCCAACTAGATTATATCTCCTCCACTCGTTGGATAGATCAAAAAGAGTGTCATTTGGACGCAGCAGCATAGCATTCTCGAATCGCGTCCACCATCTCATCCCTATACGTCCCTAGAGATCCCTCCATGCTCCATACCTGCAAGGGTACATTCTGAATAAGTGCGGCAGTAATAGGAAATCCACTGTAGGATACCTTGTAGATCCCCTGGCTCTTCGTCATAGCGTAGTGTTCTAGAATGGTATTGCGCATAGAGGGGATCTTAAATTCAATATCAGGGCACTTATAGGCAATATGATAGGGCTTGGGGCACAAAGTGAAGGATCCGGGGATTTCCTTGAGTAGTCGATTTACAACTGCCTCGCTATCACTCGCGACGAGTGTAGCCGAATGACCAAAGGCATTATACTGGTCTATAATCTTTCCAAGGCGGTCAAAGGAGCCGATCCGGTTGTCCCCCTTGGATCCATAGGCCTCCTGCAGATACTTATCACCCACGCGACAATGAAACGTGTGATACGTTGCAGGAATCTCCTTCTCAATCGTCAAAGGAAAGATTGTAGTATAGAGTTCTTTATAGAATGGCAGAGGATCTATAGAACTGTTTGCACTCAGTTTAAACCAATTACAAGTAAGGACAATCTCCTCTTTGTCTGCATATTGATCTAAGCTCCGAACTGTATAGTCGGCACTCTTATCAATCATATTCAATGTAACATATGAAGGGCGATCTTGCAAATATCTATGCTGCTTAAAAAAGGTTCCAAAGATATGCCAGCTAAAATCGATTTTGAGTTCTCGATGGGTCGCCTTTGCCCAACACCAACAGGTATGAAGCCCTTTTACCATATCACCCCAGCCCCCCATCCCATAAGAATAGAAGAAGACAAGAGTGTTTGTCATCTATCTTGCTATGTATATTCTCATTTAAGTTAAAATTGAATATTAAATCCTGTTCCTGTACAGTAGACATGAGCTTCTTCAAAACAACTGCTATAACAGATGTTTCAAAGAGAAACTACGATTCTCATTTAACAAAGTGGCTTTCCTTTACAACACACACACTGCACCAACTTATTATGGATCCTCCTGCAGCGCTGGCTATTCTTCATGCTGCCCCGATAAAACAGACAAATGTGAATCTGCATGGGTATTACTCTGCAATTGGCAGCTATATCAAGCACGAAGGTAGTTCTGAAGAGAAGCCGTTCTTTGAGAAGTGGAAAGCCATTGCTCAAGAGAACTCGAAGCCGCTTATGGAACACTATAAAAAGAATGAGCCAACCGAGATTCAGAAGGGAATTGAACTAGACTTGGCAGACGTAGTAAAGAAACGGGATGCATTGCCGTTGGGAATGGATCGTCTCTTGCTAGGGTTCTATACCTATATTCCTGCTATGCGAGCGGATTACTTTGCTACAAGAATAGTAAAAGAAGGGGAGAAAGAGCCCGAAGAAGGCAATTATATTCAAGGATCTGTTCTTATTATTCAGGACTACAAGACAAAACGGCATTATGGAGCCATTCGGACACCCATTCCAGAACCATTGCTGAAAGAACTAGAGGCTAGTTTGAAAGACTGTCCTCGAGACTATCTCTTTGTAAAGCGAGATGGCAAGGAGGCTATGAGCCGTGCAGAATTCAGTGCTTGGGCAAATCGGATTTTGACTCGTCTCTTTGAGAAGAGAACGACCTTGACTGCATTACGCCATGCAACCTCAACATCTGAGTGGAAGGACGTAGATATAAAGGCAAAGAAGGAGAAGTCGGCGTCGATGGGGCATTCGGTAGGGATGAGTATGGCGTATGTATGGAAATAGTGTTATTCTAGCCCTAAAAATGTACGGCCAATTTTACTAGTAATAAACATTGTACATCCGGAAGCAATCTGGGCATAAAATATAGGGGTTCTTTTTGTGCAGCATACTAAATACATGGATAGTGCAATAAACAGTAACGAGCTAATCCAGAATAATTTTGTATATATATCCATTTTCTACTCTACACGTATTATTTTAAATGCCTCCTAATTCATGTATTGTAGTCAAGGACAGAAAAGTAAATTGCAAGAGATAGCCAAGGGATCAGAAGGGTCAAGACAAATCAATTTGGAGTTCTTAAGGACATTCAATAACTCTCCTAACTCTTGGAATGCTTCTCCTGCTGTGAAGGGCGGTACATCTAGATACTCCAAGACCGTAATATAAGGGGATATAAAAGAACGCTCAAGAACAAAAAGTAAACCAAAAGGGATTGGAAAGTCAAGACAAAAAGGATTTGGAGCAAATGCAGTTCCTGAGAACGATTCAAGAACGCCCCGCGTCCCGCATCTCTAGTTCTGAAATGAAACTGGTGCAGTAGATAACGGTAGTAAAAGGTGAAACTATAGAAAGGTGATGGTTAAGGGGTATTCAAGAACGATTAGAGAACAGAAAAGTAAAAGTAAGAGGTAGCCAGGAATCGAAAAGTCCAGAAGAAATAATTTGGTGCAAATCCAGTTCCTGAGAGGATTCAAGAACAAGCCCTAGTTCTGAAATGGTAACAGTCCAGTTAAGTACGGTACAACTGAGTAACCTAAGACAAACGGTAATGGTTAAGAAGGATTAAAGAACGCTGAAGAACGAAAAGTGGAATCCAAGAGGTAGCCAGGAATCAAAAAGTCCAGACGAATAAATTTGGAGAAAAAGTGTTCTTGAGTGTTCTGAGAACACTTAGGGGCTTAAAGGGATAAAAGAAAAAGAGGAAAGTAGGTAAAAGAATGAGGAAAGCGGGAGTCTATGGATTGGCAAAGTCACCATACAATTCTCTAGCTTTGGCCATATAAGCAGCATGTGCTTCTTGAACGGTGTCATAAGTGCCAAGATTGATAAAGGTGCCATGAGCAAAATATGATGAATAAATGCAAGATAAATAATGGAAATGGAGTACCATTAAGTAGCTTAAAGGATTGTCTAAGTAATGTAGATGCTGCACGTGTATTTAAAAGCTTGCATTATTCTTTGGAATAATGCAAATAGTTTGCAGAATTAGGGCTGTATCTGCAGAAGTTTGCAGAATTAGGGCTGTATCTGCAGAAGTTTGCAAAATCGCGGCTGTATCTGCAGAAGTTTGCAAAATTGCGGCTGTATCTGCAGAAGTTCGCAGAATTTTGAAGAATTTTGCAGAGGGCTTAAAGACTGCAA